CGTCGAGGCTGGCGCCGTCGAGGCTGGCGCCGTCGAGGCTGGCGCCGTCGAGGCTGGCGCCGTCGAGGCTGGCTCGGTCGAGGCTGGCTCGGACCGAGGGAGATGCCAGTTCGCTGTCGATCGCCTCAATACGATGCTTCAGCAGCGTGCGCTCGAGGTCGTCGGGGTGCTCGTCATCGATATCATCGACGGTCCGATCGCGCAGCGCGCGCAAGTCATCGCTTGGCATTCCGCGCATAGCGAACCGTTCGAGCGAGGCACGTGTCGGATTCGGACTATCGTCGGGGACGTCTTCGACGTGGATGACTGCGTTTGTGTATCGGTTACGGAATTTGTATTTCACTGTGGGCTCCTTAAAATGCCGTTTCTCGAGCGCGAATCGAACGCGCGACCATTCCGGTATAATCGGACCGCTCTACCGCTGAGCTATCGAGACGGACCAGCCAGCCGTAGATGCGCGGCTGGCGACGTGGGTGTCAGAACGGAATGTCGTCTCGGTCGCGCGGTCCACCTGGCGCGTTGGGATGCTGATCGCGTCCGCCGCCTACTCCTGATCGCGAAGGCGAGCTCTGCTGCCGCGGGGCGCGCGGCGCTCCGCCGGCCGCCCGTACCGACTTCACGGTCGCGCGAAGTTGGGCACCAAAAGCCTTCAGCTCGTTACCGCTGATCTGCTCCTTGAACTTGAACCGTCCTCCTCCAGGTCGGTTGACCCACTGCACCTTGAGTTTCCATTCGCCATCGTACTCCTCGGGCTCGCACGTCAGCGATACATCCTCGGTGAGGATCTGCGAAGCAGGCACTCCATCGAGCTCCGACAGGTCGTCGCCATGCCAACCGGCGATCTGCAGCGACTCTACCGTGCGCTCCGCAGTCTTGTCGGTGAAATGACCAACCCACGATATTGATTCGCCAGGGAATCTCTCGTCGACGATGTCGAACTCGACGGCGATCTGGGTGTTACCGTTCGCGGACCTCCCGAACGTGATCGGGGCGCCGCTCGCGCGGGCTGCGTAGTAATCCTTTTGCATCGGTAGTGTCATGGCGTCTCCTGAATTTCGGTGGTTGCCTTGAGCCCGGCGAGCACGCGCGTTAGCACGCTCGTGTCGCCTGCGGTGATCAGATCCTGAATATCGGTGTACGAAGTCTTCGTACCGGCGTCGGTGAAGAACACGATAGTGCGGTCTCCTCCGGTGATACGGTCGATCTCGGAAGTGATGTCTGCGGCAAGCGTGTCTACGGTTGCGCACTCAGCCTTGAGCTTCGCGTTCGCGAACGGAGCCCAAGGGTGGGCCTCTCCGAGCTCTAGCTCGGTAGGCAGCGATAGCCGGCACTTCACGTCGGGAGCCGATGCGTCTGGGACGAGCTGGATCATCCGGCGCCCCGTCGACCATCCACGCGCGCGCTTGACCTGCGATTCGTCGCCCTTTAGCGCGGCTCCGCCGCCCTCGAAGTTGACGAAGCCGACGACGTCACACCAGGCGGCGACCTTTGCCCATGCGAGCTCGTGCATCTCGGAGAGGAACCGGTCGTAGTCCGGTCCGCGGGGATTTTTGTACGTCTTCTCGTCGCTGTGGGCCAGGATGACTATCGCCATCCCGGCATGGATGAGACGGTCGAGCCGCTCCTTGAGTACTCGGATCTCGGCGACCGCCACCTTGTAGCCCTTGCCGTAGCCGTACGCCTCGACGTTTGCCTTTCCGTCCCTACGGCAGATGAAGTCGTGCAGCAGGGTCTCGAGCGCGTCAAGCGTGTCGATCACGAGCGACTGGTATCCGTGTCCAGGGTTGGCGAGTAGGTCGTCGATACCGGTCAGCACCTCCTCGTACATCCGGGGAACGTGTCCGCCGGGCTCGTCGCGGAACGTGTACCGCGTGACGTTGACCAGCGGAGACCCGCCCTCGATGTCGAGGAACAGCGGCGCCGGAGCATCGGCGCCCAGGCTCGTCTTACCGACGCCTCGGGGACCGTAGAACAGGTGACGCAGCGGGACGTGTAGAATGCCGCGCGATACGGCGCTGAGCCTCGACGCACGCGTAGGTTGAGGCTGCGAATGGTGCGCAGCCGGTAGTCTCGCGCCGGCCGGGCGCGGTGCGGGCGCCTGTGTCGGCGCTGGTCTTGGTGTCGGTGCTGTCGTCATCGGTGATTGCCCCTCTCTCGGGCACGCATGGGTTACGTCGCGCTGGCCAGCTCGGGATGAGCAGGTCCGCGCTGAAAATCGTTGATGTTGGCGCGACCGCAGCACGCCTCGAACATCGAGCACATGTACCGGCCGCGCGAGCACGCGTCTGGATTTCGCGGCCAGTACTCGCGCCGGCGACAGTCCTCGGCCTGCTCGATGTCGGCGACCACGTCGCGCCGCATCTCTGGTAGCTCGTCATCAAGCCTAACCACCTTGCTGCGCTGCAGCCACCCGTCTGGGTCCTCGGCGATGACCTCGAGCAGCCGCTCCTCGAACTGCTCGATGGTCTCGTCGGTGTCGCGCTGGTTCGCGTGCAACCGTGGCGCCTGTGGTACGCCGTCTGCGTCGCACTTCCACCCGGTCGCCTTGCATTCGTCGCAGTCGACGCGCTTGACCTCCGAGGCGAACACGACGTCGTAGTGGCCGCGGCCCTGGACGATTCCTGCCTTGCCGCCAGCGCTACCGCCACATCGCTTGCAGCCCTTTCCTAGCGTGTATTTGCGCGCAGCTTCCGGAGTCGCCGACAGCTGGTCATGCTGTGGCCGCTTGATCACGTCGTAGATGCAGCCGGCAATGTCGTAGCCGAGCATCGTCGCGCCGTCGATGTAGATGCTGACCTGGCTATCGAGCGTGAGCCGCTCCCAGTACGGTCCGCCGAGCGAGGTCTCAGAGCCGGTGAACTTGTGCTCGAGCACGTACACGCGGCCGTCGGCGCGGTCGCGGATGATGGCGTCGATCTTCCCGCCGATGAGGTGGTCGCCGAGCGCGTATCTGAACTCCTGCTCGACGGCGAGGATCTCCCAGTTCTCGGCGCCCCATCGCTCGTGGTAGGCGATGAGGAGCAGGCGCAGCTTGCAGCGGTCGAACGTAGCAAGCTCGGAAGCGTCGGCGACGGCGAGCGCGGCGGGCAGGCGATCGCTGATCGCTCGCCACAAGCGGTCACGAGACGGCTCGTCGGACATGTCGATGCTATCGCAGACGGCAGTCGCCTCCTTCCACGCGAGGTAATACGCCTCGAGAGCAGCGTGGCCGACCGTGCCGAACATCGCCTCAGGAGTCGACGGCGTCTGGATGCCGAGCTCGTAACGGAGCTGGTGCAGCCGGCGGCACTGGCGCAGCACGCGGAGACGGCTATGGGTGTAGAGCTCGGTCACCGAGACGACTCCGTGACCGAAGCCCGCACCCCGCGCATCCTATGCACGCTCGCGCGCAGCTCACGCCGGCGGCGTCGCCACGCGCGGTCAGCGCGCGCCGGAACGTTTGTCGGCAGCTTCGTGCTGCGGCGACCGACCGTTACGCCGGCGGCGAATGCCGCGGCAATAGCGTAGACACACAGCCAGATCACAGCCCGGACTCCCCGCCGAGCTCGTGCGTGACGTCGTCGCCATCGACAGGCTCATCGTCGCCGATGCAGACCTCAACCGCCACGAACCTCGGCATGGGGACCGCGCGAAACCGCCGGACGGCCTCGTCCGGATCGGTGATGCAATCGCGACGACACTGCTCCTTGATGTCGTCGGCGATGTCACACCTCGCGTCGGCGAGCGCCGCGCCGAGCGTCCACCGCATCGCGGCAAGGTCTGGGGATTCTATGATCACGGTATTGTCTCCATAGCCACACACACGGCATGGCAGAATTGTGAATCAAGACGGAAGTCTTCCCATTAGTGCATAATCAACGCAGATACATGCACTTTCATTGTCAGCCCACACGCCGCACGAACTTGCCATTGGATCGATTGAACACGGGCACGTCATCGTTCACCTCATGAGTCAGCGTTGCGGTACGCGATTCGCTCGCGCTCCAAGGCTGCAGCGGCATCTCGGTTCGCCTCCTGGGCAGCCGCAGTGAGCTCGGCGAGCCGGCGCTTGAGGTCGGCTATGGTCTCCGCGTCGCGCTCGGCCTGAGCCCCGAGCATCACGTAGTCGCGGCAGATGGCCTCGATGAGGCCGCGATCGCCGGCGAGGTCCCAGCTGTCACGCTGGGCAGCCGCGGCGACGTCGAGCAGGTGCTCGCGGTCAGACGAGCCCGTCGACGGCGTAGCGTGGGGCGCTTCCGGCGCCGGCTGCGCGGCTGCGTAGCGCTGCTCCGGCATGCAGTACGGGCATCCGCACGATGCGCCGTGCCGCGAGATGCCGCCACCGAAGATCCGCGCCGAACTTTCGGCGGATGATAACGACCGATGTTTGCTCACAGCCCGAGCCCTTTCTTGGCGGCATCGAGAACCTGAGAAACGGCCCCCCAGCTCGTCAAGTTCGCTGACGCGCACCTCCTGCTTAGCCGCAGCGATAACCACGACAACAGCCGCGCGCTCGAGCTCGACGAGAGCCGCGGCGCGGCCTGGCAGGTCAGCGGTACGTGCGTAGGCTCGCGCAGCGCCGCGCAGCTTCTTCCTGGCTTGCTCGAGGAGATCGGCGTCGCTCATGCCCATGCATATTACGCATGGCAGGATGATCCGTCAAGACAGAAAATGCAACGGATGCATAACACCTACGCCTTGGGCTGACCTCCATCTACCGCCCCGATGACCCACTTTGGCTTAGTCATGAGCTCGTGCACGGCAACCGTGTCGCGAAGCGCCTCCAAAATCTCGTCGAATTTCTCGGGACACAGCTGAGATAGCCGAGCCCCCAGTCGCGTCCACTCCAGCGATCTACGACCCATCGTAGAAATAATGCATATTTTCGCGATCAATGATCGGAAAACGCTAAACTTCACGCGTCTACAACGCAGATCGGTCGTGTAACGTGGCTGCGCTTACTGTCTACTTTTACGATGTTGCGATGGTAGGGGATGCGACACCACCTCCCGCAGTCGATCCAGCGCGGAATCTGGAGAAGTCGATGCCTGACCTACGCCTTCATAGGCGAGCTGGAGAAGGTGCTCGAATAGAAGAGGGCGATCCGCCTCAAGTAGCGCACCGAGCCGGCACCAAAGGGCGTGGCGATCGTCCCTCACCGCAACTAGCGGAACCGGAAGATCGAGCGCGCGGCTGAGCTTCATGAGCGCTGCGTACGTTGCCGTGCCACCTACGCGCAGGGTTCTGGATACCGTGGCCTGGTTTATGCCGGCCAGCCTGGCTACCGCACCCTGGCCTCCAGCACGCTCAACTGCACCTCTGAGCAGTGAGCGGTAGCACTCCTCGACCGGCACCGGTAGATCGGGTGTTTTCGCCATTACTTATATTATATCACGTACTTACGATGCATTGCATGCATCGGGTATTGACCTAGCGATGCATTGGATGCATATCTTGGTCGATGCTCTCACATGAACGGGTGCGTATCTGCCGAGAACGCGAAGGGCTGACCCAACAGCAGCTCGCCGCGCGATCCGGCATGGTCCAGAGCAAAATCAGCCGCATCGAGAGCGGACGTCAACGGCTTACCGCTGACGAGCTCGACGCGTTGATCCGTGCGCTTGGGAAGACGAGGTCGCAGTTCTATCGGGTTCGTGCATCGGTCGATCAACCGTAGTCGTCGATCGCTGATCTCGCAAGTAAGTAACTACATTAATAATTTTAGTAGCATTTGCCTGAAATAACCGTCGAGGCTCACGATGAAGGTCACCGTTACGTTCATGGATAACGCACGGCGTACCGCCGCGATCAATGTGCGGCCGTCGTTGCTCGACCGATTGCTATTAGGTGCGCGGGAACTCCAGGACATGGCCTGCGCCGCCGTGCATGATGACGGCGGACGCCTCTGGCTCTGGGACTCGACGGGCCGCCGCATCACCAACCGCCGCATCGTCGCAACGATTGAACGGAGCAGGCGCCTCGTTGAGGCGGCACATCGTCGGGAAGTGACAACATGAGCGAACCGACCGGCTCGGACATGGCCTACGCCGCGCTTCCCAGCTGGCGCAAGCCGTACGGGGAAAGCCTCGCGGCGCCCGAGGAGCGCCGCGCTCGCGAGCTCGGCAGCCTGTGCGCGGCAATCATCGACATTGTCGGAGACGCCGCGCTGACGCGCGACCAGATCGCCGAGGCTATCCACGAGGACTGGGGGGCAAGCTCGGAAGCCAGCATCGGTCACGCGCTTCGCGTCATGATGCGCGATGGCCAGTTGCGTCGCGACGGTGATTGCTACGTCGGAGCGGAGCCGTGACCCGGACCTCAAAACGGCGCGTAGAGCAAGGCGTCGATCCCGTCGTCGCTGGATCTGATGCAGCCCGGAAGCTCGGCCACGTGCCGCTCCGGCAGAACCGAAGCTTCGAGTGCTGGCAATGTCCGGCGTCTGGCTCGGTCGACCAGGATGGAGCACGGGTCGGCTCCATCTTCACGGAGCCGTGCAAGCGATGAGGTCGCGTCGAGCCGGACATGGCTGCACGGCTGGTTTCTCGCCGGCGGCGTGCGCAGGATCCGGCTTGGTGCCGGCCGCGCGCACCGCATCGCCAACCGCCAAGCTCAGCGACGCCCCGCATCTCGCCGCTGCGATGGCGGTCATCGCGCTCGATGTCGCGGCGTACGAGCAGACCGAGGCGTATTGGCAGATCGTCTGGAAGGTCGAGCCGTGACCCGCCGAGCGCTCGACCTCGTAGGAAATGCATTGCTTGCCGCGACCGTAGGCGGCCCGGTTCGGGCCGTGCTCGCCGGATCCGTGGTGCTCTATGCCGTCGGCAGCTGGCTCGGATGGTGGATCGTCGAGGCGATTGTCTTCGCTGGTCTCGCCGACGCCGCTTGGTGCGCATCGAAGCTACCGGCGCGGTGGAGGCCGTGGTGAGCGAAACCGAAGCCAACGACCCCGCTTCCCAAGAGTCATCCGATGCTCGCGAGCGATTCTTCGGACCATGGCAAGATGAACCCGCGTCCGCCGCCGAGCTCGACCGTCGCATCACCGAGTCCGGTCTCTTCGATCGCTCATTCCCCGAGGTGCGCGGCTACTACCTGACGCACCGACCGAACCGCGACAGCAAGGACGCGCGGATCGATCGGGTCCTCATCCCGGGTCCGAAGCTCCGCGACGCCGGCTGGACCGCGGCAATCGGCGTCGAGATCAAGGCATCTGGCTCCAAGCTCGGCCCCGCGCTCTCACAGGCGATCGACTACACGTACTGCGCGTTCAACGTCGGTCCGCACTGGCTGCACCTCCAGCACATTTTCCTCTGGCCGCTCCAGCCACAACGGGGATGCGTCCAGTCGGTCATGGTACAGAACTGCATCGGTGCGCTCTACGATGCGCACCACGCTACGCTGATCTTCCAGCTCGAGCGCCAGGTCATCCGGCTCAACAACGATGGCTCGCTACACGTCGCGGCCTCGGTCGCCGGCACGAAGAAGGGCTCGCGGTGACCACACCATCGGCTTACCCAGAGGAAGCGCTGCGCTTCCTCGAGCTACTCGCCCGACCGGGCGACGTGTTTGAGCTGCGCGGCCTCTCCAAGCGCGGCGGTCGTCCCACCGTGTGGTCCGGGTTCTTCGACGACATGAAACTGCTCGCGCGTTCGGCAGTCGAGCGCTCGGGCCGTGACGACGGCGTTTACGTGACCATCAACCCGGTGCACAGCGGGCTGCTCTCCCGACTTCCCAAGAACCGCATGCACCAGGCCGGCAACGGAGACACCAGCTCGGATAAGGACATCACCAAGCGACGCCATCTGCTGATCGACGTCGATCCGGTCAGGCCGGCCGGAATCAGCTCGACCGACGAGGAGCACGCGGCAGCCGTGGCGATGGTCGCCGAAATCGCTGCTGAGCTCGCCGCGCTTGGCTGGCCCGAGCCGCTCGTCGCCGACTCGGGCAACGGCGGCCACCTGATCTACGCGATCGACCTCCCCAGCGACGATGGGCACCTGGTCTCGCGTGTGCTCTCAGCTCTCAGCAGGAAGTTCTCCACGCCTGCGCTCAAGATCGACGAGAAGGTTTTCAACCCGGCTCGTATATCGAAGATCTACGGAACGTTGACCCGCAAGGGAGAGAACACCCAGGATAGGCCGCACCGGATCTCGAGGATCGTATCAGCCCCTTCCTCGATGACAATCGTCACGCGCGAGCAGCTCGAGTCGTTCGCTCCGGCCGCTGCTCCGACACCGCAGCCGAACCGCGGACCGGCCAACACCCAGGACCGCTACACGCCGCGCGGCGACCGCCCGAAGTTCGACCTCGACGCTTTCATCACCGAGCATCTGCCGGATGCCCAGCTGCAGGACTGGTCAGGCGGCGAGCACGGCAGCCGGAAGTGGCTCCTACCCGTATGCCCGTTCAACAACGGCCACGACCGGCGCGAAGCTTTCATCGTCGAAATGAACAGCGGTGCGGTATCGGCCGGCTGCAAGCACGACAGTTGCGTATGGGGATGGCGCGATCTGCGGCGGTTGTTCGAGCCGGAGCGCGCGGAACGGCAGCTCGCGAGCGCCGGGCCGCGCTCGAACGGCAACGGCAACCATGCCGCGCGTCGACTGACCGATCGCGAGCCGCCGCCAGAGGTCATCTACCAGGCGCCATCGATCTCGCCCAGCGAGGCCGCCGAGATCGACGCTTTGTACCAGCGCGAGCGCGAAGCTGAAACACCCGATGCGCGATCGACAGCTAAGACCACCGCGCCAGCACCGGCCGCTCCTACCAAGCCGCCCCCGTGGTTCCGCGGACCGCAACTAGTCGACGAGATCATGCGCTACGCAGCAGAGCCGTGGGTGTCGCTCCTGATCGGAGGCGAGGAACTCGGCCGCGTTCGCAACGGCGGCATCGTCGTGATCATGGGTGGCTCAGGCTCCGGAAAGTCGAGCCTGACCTCGGGGGTACTCGTTGAACACGCGCAGCATGTCGGACCTGCGATCGCGCTATCGATCGAGCTACCCGCCGAGGAATTCGGCGGTCGTGTGGTCGGGATGCGATGCGACGCGAGCTGGGAAGAATCGCTGCGCGGTCAGGTGCGGATCGAGTTCATGCGGGACGCGCTCGACCTGCCACGGCTCTACGTGATCGACCAGGAGAACGCGACCCTCGAGAACCTCGAGCGCGCCGTCACCCAAGCTAAGCTCGACTACCCGGGCGAGTCGATCCTCGTCGCGATCGATTATGCGCAGCTCCTCGAGAGCAAGGAGCGCGAGGTGCGCATGCAAGTCACCGACGCGTTCAAACGGATCAACCGCATCACGCGAAAGCATCGCGTAGTCGCGCTCGCCGTTTCGCAGATGAGCCGGTCCGCGGCACAGCAGGCGCGCGACGGCGAGAAGCTCGGCGTCGCATCGGCTGATGGCGGCGCCGAGTCCGCGGCGATCGAGCGGTTCGCGACGATGACGCTCGCGATCGGAGCCATGTCGGAGCCGCGACAGGACGGATCGCGCTCCGTCGAGCTATCGCTCGGCAAGGGGCGCATGACCGGCGGTGACCGCGTGTTTCCGATGGAGTACGTCGGCCGCACCGGGCGGTGGCGCATCGCCGGCAGCGCGAAGATGGCGGCGGAGGTTCGCGACGGTCGCGATGCCGAGCGCTCGGCAAAGCTCCAAGCATCGCTTGAGCTCGCGCTTCTCGGCGCGGCGATGCAGTCCGCGGCGCCGATGTCGCGCGAGGACCTGTGCGAGCAGGTGCAAGGCCGCGGCACGTACAAGCGCTCGGCGGTCGCCTGCCTGGTCGCTCGCGGCGACCTGGTCGAGGTCGCAATCAAGAAACCGAGGTCCAGAGCATGGCTTGTCTGGACTCCAGATCGTGCTCTGGAACACGGAAATAAGTTGGTTAGAGACATGGAGGATGAGCGATGAACTCGGCAAATTTCACCTTCCGGACTGCCGTCCGACTACCGTCCGGACGGCAGTGTACGAGTGACGTCCGGATCCCCGTAGGGGTCCGGACGGACGTCACTCGGGACTTATGGAATGAAGTCCAGCGTCCCGCGTCCGGACGGCAGTCGATCAAAAAAGACGCGGTGCGGCTATGATTGGGGTCTATAGACCACAACTTAGGCCCTATCAGCTTGCGGCTGATGCGGCCATCGACCGCGAGCTGGCGCGCGTTCGCTCGACCCTGCTCGTGATGGCGACGGGGACCGGCAAGACGACGTCGTTCGTCGAGCGCACCCGTCGCTGCAAGCTCAACGGCGGACGCACGCTGATCCTCGCCGACCGCGACGAGCTGATCCGCCAGCCGCAGCGCAAGCTCGAGGCGATCGGCATCGTCGCCGACGTCGAGAAGTCTCGCGAGCGCGCCAGCCTGAGCGCCAAGGTCGTGATCGCGTCGGTGCAGTCCTTGCGCGGCGCCCGGCTGGCCCGTTTCCCGCGCGACCACTTCGACCTGGTGATAGCCGACGAGGCGGACCTTGCGATGGCGCCGAGCTGGCGAGCGATCATCGACCACTTCGCGACGGCAAAGCTCCTCGGCGTGACGGCGACGCCGATCCGCGCCGATGGGCAGGCGCTCGGCGAGATCTTCGAGAGCGTCGCGTACCGGTACGAGATCCGCGACGCGATCCGCGACGGCTACCTCGCGCCGATCGTCGCGCGCCGGGTCGTGCTAGACGGCATCGACCTATCGGCGGTGAAGACGCGCGGCGGCGACCTGGCGCAGGACCAGCTCGCGGAGATCCTCGAGACCGAGCGCGCGATCAGCGGCGTCGTCGTCCCGCTGCTCGAGCTGTCCCGCGACCGTCCTACTGTCGTGTTCGGCGTCGACGTCGCGCACGCCGAGCATCTCGCGGCCGCGCTGAACGATCGCCGCCCGGGATGCGCCCGCGCCGTGAGCGGCGACACCGCGCAGGACGAGCGCCGCGGGCTGCTCGAGGCGTACGAGCGCGGCGAGTTCCAGTTCCTGTGCAATTGCGCCTTGCTCTGCCGCGGCTGGGACGCACCGCACACGAGCTGCGTGGCGATCGCGCGCCCAACGAAGTCCTGGGCGCTCGCCTGCCAGATGGCCGGCCGCGGGACAAGGCTCTCGCCGGCGACGGGCAAGCGCGACTGCCTGCTGCTGCACTTTACGGGCGCCGCGGGCAAGCACCGGCTGATCGGCCCGGCCGACTGCCTGGCGGGCAGCGAGCACGGCCCCGATGCGCTCGCCGACGACGTGCGCGAGGAAATCGATCGGCTCCTAGGGACGCAGCAACTCGAGCTCGAGCGCGTCATCGCGTCGGCCGACGCCGAGGTCGCCAAGCGCCGCGCGCAGATCGCCAAGGACGCGATGGTGCGGTTTCACGCCGCCGAGATCGACCCGTTCATCGGAGACGATGACCACGAGGGAGCACTCCACGTCACGACGCGACCCGAGCCTGGCATGTTCACGCGCCAGCCAAGCGACGCGCAGCTCCGCGCGCTCGACAAGATCGGCGTGACCGTTGCGAAGCTGCCGGCCGCGTTCTCGATGGCCGACGCGTCGCGGCTGCTCGGACGGCACGCCGCGCGCCGCGCCCGCGGGCTCTGCTCGCTAGCGCAGGCGAAGCGAATCGCCCAGGGGACCAACATCGACACCCGCGCCATGACGTTCGAGCGCGCCAAGGAGCTGTGCACGATGCTGCGTCACGGGTCCTGGAGACCCCAGTCGTTATTTTGTACTCCGGAATACATATCTTCAGCAAACGCCAGGGCGCACGACACGAGGCGGCTCAGCGCACCCGCTGGCGTGCCAGAAAAGGCCACTGGATTGCGCCAGGACGAATCCGTCGATGCGCGACCGACCTACGGGTCAGCGATCGCACACAGCGCAAACCATGAACTCGTGGATGGTGCCGCGTGAAGGCCGCCAATAGGTCGTCACAGCACAGCGCGGCGACCGATCAGCATGGGACCCCGCTCGAGGTGGTGACGCTGATCCACCTCACGCTCGGTGGCCCGCCGGATCTGGATCCCGCCACCTCTCCGGCCTGGAACGACTTGATACAGGCGCGACGGATCATCACCGCGGACCAGGACGCGCTGGTTACGCCGTGGCACCCTGATGCGCCGGCGCCGAACCGGCTGAATACGGATCGGCGATCCGCGCCGCCGGGCCACGTGATGACGGTTGCTCTCAACCCGCCTGGCGATCCTCGTGGCGAGCTCGTCGCCGCGTTCTGGCGCGTGCTCGTCGAGTACTACCTGCGAGGCTGGGTAACCGCGGCGGTCTGGGTCGGATTTAACGTCGAGCAGCTCAGCCGGCTGCAGCGCGTCGGCGCGCGCTCGCATCCGCTGCGTCACCCGACCTGCGTCCCATCGGAGCGGATCGCCTATCGCCGCACGCTCACCGAGCTCGGCGAAGATCCGCCCCACGCCAGCTTCGTCACGCTGCTCAGCCGCGACCCGCGGCAGATCGAAACCTTCGCCGCGGCCGGCGCCGAGCTCGGCTGCGTCACCAACGGCTGCATCCACTGACCGATCGAAAAGGACAACGACCATGGCTACCGAAACTTCAAGCCCAACAACGACCACCGACATTGCCGACGTCATCAGGCGGCACCTGAAGAAGACCCTTCCGTGCGCGCTGAGCCGCGATGAGCTGACCACGATAGCGATTGACGCGGCGAAGAAGCGGCGTCGACTCCGCGAGCTCGAGTCTGACCTCGCCGCGGAGAAGAAGCGTCGGCAGCAGCAGATCGACGAGCTTCAGGGCGAGATCGACACGCACGACAGGGAGCTCGACACCGGGGAGCAGGATCGCGTCGTACTGTGCGACGAGATTTTTCGCTCCGGTACGGTCTATGTACGTCGCAACGATACGCTAGAGGAGATCGAGCCGCGCCCGGCTACCGCTCAGGAGGCGCAGCGCTACCTGCCAGCGGTGGAGAGCACGCTGAATCCGGGACCCCGCGGTCCGCTACTCGACCAAGCCGCCGCGGTCCAGGCGGCGGAGCGGGCCGGAGGAGAGGAGCCAGCTGACGACGAAGACGAGGATGATGACGATGGGCCCGAAGACGATGGGCTCGCCGAGCTGACGCCGGCGCAGCAAGCGGCCCGCGATGCCGCGACGGCGAGGAAGGCACGTCGCGGCGGCCGGAAGGGAAAGGGGAAGTGACGGTCCGCCGCGATGAGACACCGCGCGGTCCGCGGATTGTCGTGCATCTCGGTGGCGAGGATCACGTGCTAAGCATCGGGATCGCGACCGAGCTCCGCGACAGGCTGATCGCCGCGCTGATATATGACGACTTATCGGTGGGCGAATATGTGCGCTGGGAAACACCAAATCATCGATGGATCGAGGGAGAGATCGCCGCTGTCCGCAAGACTGGAAATCGCTGGTCCGAGATCAGTATCCGCGTCAGCGCATTCGGAAATTGTGCCTCAGACCGGATCGAGCCTGGCGAACTAGTTGAGGTTGATAGCATCTGGTGCAGGCGAATCGAGCGAGCGCAGCGGCCCACCGAACTGGCCGGTGGTCGCACATGAGCGCCGTTGGTCGCCCCGCCATGGACCTCGCCGTCCGCGTGTTCGGCCGGCTCACGGCGACCAGCACGGCAAGGCGATGTGCCGCGGTGCTCGGCCGGCGCGCCGCGAGGTCGGCGGCATGAGCGTCTACGTCGACAAGTCGATTTGGGGCTACGGCCGGATGGTCATGTGCCACATGATCGCCGACACGCCAGATGAGCTTCATGCGATGGCCGACAAGATCGGTGTTGCGCGCAAGTGGTTCCAGGATCCGAGGACGATGGACGTCAATACGCCGCATTACGACATATCCAAGGGTAAGCGAGCCATGGCGGTGAAGGCCGGTGCGCATGAGTGCGACCGTAGTGCGTTCGTGGCGATCGTCCGGCGCATCAGGGAGTCGGGAGCATTTCGGTGACCGTGTCACGCGACAACATCCTCGGTATCGACCCGGGCACGCGCGACCTCGGCTGGGCCGTGATCTCTCCGAGCTGTCGCGTGCTCGAGCTCGGCGTCGTGCACCAGGAGCGCGACGATAGCCTCGCCAAGTCCACGGACCGCCAGGTCCGCGTGCACGTCCAGGCCGCGCTCATCCGCGACCTGGTGCGCCGGCACCGGATCCGCCGCGCCGTGGCCGAGGCGGCGAGCTTCAATCCGCGGCGCTTCACGATGGCGGTCGGGCTGTGCATGAGCATCGGCGCGCTGACCGGCGTGGCGGCTGCGCTAGAGCTCGAGCTGTACGAGCTGCCGCCGAAGCGCTGGCAGGCGGCGATCCTCGGGCGCGAGCCGAACGCCAAGGGGAAGCTCGACTACGACGAGGTGTTTCGCCGCGTGGCGGCGTACGTGGGCGATGGGTCGACGCCAGCCGGCGCACAGCTCGCGGCGATACCGGCGGCGCGGCGCAACCACGCGCTCGACGCGGTCGGCGTCGGGGAGTTCGCGGTGCTGTGTCCTGACCAGCTGACAAGGATAGGAGAAACGCAATGATGGACTTCATCTCTGTGCACATGCTCCGCATGCGGACGTATGAGCGGCTACAGCAAATTGCCGACGCCGCGTCTCACGTGCGCAGCGAACGTTCGTGGTCGGCACGGTCGGAGCGTGTCCGGACAACTACGTGATCGGCGCAGGAGCAGGAGCGACGTGGGAAGAGGCGTTCGCAGCCGCCGACGCGCGAGCCAAGGCGCCGGCGGTGACCGCAGGCTGATCGCTCTGGCGCGAGGCGCCGCGATCGGGTTACGGTGGGGCGATGCAGGAGTTCGCTCTCGAGCATCCCATCGTCACGCTGCTAATCGTGGTAGCGATCCTCAGAACGCTGCGCGGCGGTTATCCCGTGGGCTCGCCGCGAGCATGATGAGGACGAGGTCTGAGATGAGCTGGGTCGACCTAGGCAATCTGCGCCTGGAGATCGCCGAGATTGCTGAGGAGCGCGCTCGCACCGCTGGTGTCGAGAATCCGCGCGCCAGCGTACGTATCGATGAGCCAGACGCGCGGGGCCTGCCCGCACTGGAATTCGACCGACCTCCGACTAGGCGGTTACGGTAAAGTTACGGTGGACGCATCCACGTATCAGCAACGAATCCTCGACAACAAGTGCACCTACTCGGTGAGCTGCAGCCGCCGGGCGGTGGACGGCACCAGCCACTGCAAGCGGCACCGCAGGAGGGCGCTCAAGGAGCACGCCGCCATGATGCGGAAGCTCCGCGACCGCCGCGAGGCGGCCGGGCAGTGGCGCGGCTGCGGGCACCCCAAGAACCCGGGCAAGCGGTGCGCGATCTGTGCAGCGCGCCGACCCGAGCGGATCTCCGACGAGGCGGTTACGGTAGAGTTACGGCAGAACCGCGGCGACCCGTTCCGCCGCGACAACGATGGCTGGAAGCGCTACCGCGGCAAGGGTCGGCGCGGCGCCCCCGGCGCGGCCGTGAACGACGAGCAGGACCTCCGCGACGCGCTCAAACACCTCGAGCGCGGGACCCAGGCCCTGGCCTATGCGCGCTCCGCCGAGGTGCAGGCCCTGCCGCGGATCCAGCGCCGGGCCGTGATGGAGGAAGCCGTGGACCGCCTGGGGCTGGTGGGGCGCGCCGTGATCGAGGTGGTGCAGCGCAACGCGGCGCAGGGGGGGACAACGGAACACCATGGAATGTCCCCCGGGGTGCGCAATACAAATCCGGCGGGAGCCGAGTCGGCCAACGACGAGACCATGGACTACGCTAGCCCGCGGCAGGCTGCGCAGCTCGCGGCGGCGGCCAGATCCGGCATGCACGTCTACGCGCCGCCGCGCGATGCCGCTGGTGCGCGCAAGGTCAAGTCTGGCGCGGCCGAGATGCCGAAGCCGCCTGACCTCGAGCCGCTTCGCGCCGCCCTCGCCGTGCGTGGCCTTTGGCTCAGCGACGAGGGGGCGTTCTACTGGCTCGTCGTGGAGCGTGCCTCGTGAACAGCCGGCGCGCGGACAACTTTGGCGGCGCCACGGAGCAGGGGAAGGGGACCCGGTTCGTGAAGGGGCAGAGCGGCAACCCCGGGGGCAGGACAAAGGCGGCCGAGCACATGCGAAGGCTGGTGCCGACGCTCATCGCCGAGCTCACCCACGGCGGAGCAGACCTGGTGATGATGCTGCTGCGAATCGCCGCCGGCGCCGAGCAGGGCATGGATGACAACAAGAGCCGTTTCTGGGCGATCCGCGAGCTGCTCGACCGGAGCCTTGGCAGGCCGGCCATGTCGCTCAAGGTAGAGTCCGGGATGGAAACGGCGTCGCCGCGGCTGGACGACCGCGAGCTCACCGATGACGAGCTCCGCATCCTATCGAAGATCGACCAGGCGCTACCGGCCAAGGTGATTCCGCTCGTGCCCATACCGGCGACCGCAGTGGAGGCGCCCAGCGATGGCAACGGCGGTAGCAGCTCCAGCTGACGCTGATCGGGATGATGTCGATCGCTCCGCGATCGCGCGCTGGGCACGGGCCAAGCTTGCGCGGCGCTGGCTGAGCGACTTCGTGCAGCAGGCCGTGGCGGCCGGCGTCGTCAACGGATGTACCCGTATCGACTGGGGACCGCACCTCGACGCGATCTGCCTCCATACCCAGCTCCAGCTCGAGGGCTGGGTGGTCGCCAACGGTCCGCCCCGGGACAGCGAAGAATGGGACGAGTGGGCGGACCGCCACGCCGACATGATCGCGCGGCAGCGCGCCGCCTGGGAGCGCGAGTGGCCGGTGGAGGTCCAAGAGGGCGAGCCGCCGCGCACCGAGCGCGCGACGTGGGAGGACGGCGAGCCGGATCCGTGGCTGCGCTACGTATTAGTGCCTAATATGATTTACAATTTACCGCCCGGGACTTTCAAAAGCACCGTCGTTGAGGTCCTGGCATGCGCCTGGATCTGGCTGCACGCGCCGACGTTCGCGTTCGGCGCCGCCTCTGGCATCGACGCCAACGTCACGCGCGACAGCAACGCGACCCGCGACATCATCCGATCGGCCTGGTACCGCGAGACCTTCGAAATCAGCTGGGACACCTACGACGTCGATGACCCGTCCGACGAACCCGACCCGGTGGCACCGCGCGACATTACGCTCCGGCCCGACGTCGACAGCGTGAGCCACTGGGCGACCAGCGCGGGCGGCGTCCGCTACTCGCGCACCTGGCAGCGCGGATTCACCGGGCTGCACGTCGACGGGCTGTTCGGTGATGACCCGGACGACGCGGACCGGGTCCACAACGAGAGCACGCGGCTCGCGGCCCAGAACAAGTGGACCAACGCGATGGAGACTCGCGTCAACGACGAGCACCGGAGCATTAGGCTCGTCATGCAGCAGGTCGTCCACGTCGAGGGCGTGAGCGCGTACCTGCTGTCGATCGCCCGCTGGTCGCCGCGGACCCCGAAGGGCTGGGCGCATCTCTGCATCCCGGCCGAGTACGGCTACGGGCCGGCCGACGCGCCCGAGATCACCCCGTTCGGCTGGCGGGACTGGCGGACCGCCAAGGGCGAGACCATGCACCCGCGGCTATCCGCTGGCGTGCTCGCCGACAAGCGGCTCAAGCTGCCCGGGTACGAGGGGCAGTACAACCAGAACGCGCAGCGCGTCGTCGACGGCATCTTCAAGCGAGCGCATGCGCGGTTCTTTGTCTTCGAGGGTGATAACGTGGCCGCGCTGCGCCGCCGGCCGGACGGTTGCGTGCCGCGGGCGGAGCTGCCGCCGATCGTCATCAAGCCCGGCGAGCTCGAGCGGCTCACGCTGAGCGTCGACGCCGCGAACAGCCTCGATCCGAAGCCCGGCGCGAAGATCTCCGCGGTCGGGCTGATCGTCGGCGGATGTCGCGGCGAGGAGCGGTTCGCCGTGGACGACCGGACGCGCGTGCTCGGCGTTGACGGGACGTACCGGGCCATCTACGAGCTCATCGGCGCGTGGATGATCGAGCGCGTGCTGGTCGAGCTCAAGGCGCTCGGAGCCGGTGTCTGCGCGGAGGTCGAGCGAAGCATCAAGCGCGGCTGGTACCTCGACGAGCATGACCGCAAGGTCGAGCTCCTGTGGCCGGACGGGACGCGTGCGCGCTGCGAGGTCGAGCCCTGGAAGCCCCCGCCGAACGAGGACAAGGTGCAGCGCGCGCATGGCGCCTTGCCGACCTGGTCGGAATGCAGGACCTACGTGCGCGACGGCGCGTCGTGGCTGTATCCACAGGTCGAGCTCGATAGCCGCAAGACGCTCGACGAGGGGTTCATCGGCGAGATGTGCTCGTTCCCGGGGAGCCGGCGCAAAGACCGGGTCGACGCGTGGTCGCAGTTCGTGGCCCGGTACCGCGGCGCGGTGGACCCCCGCGAGAAGTGGCGGGCGATGGCCCGGCTGGCGGCGGTGGGCGGGCGGTGACGAGGGATTGATAGATTGTTGTCGTTGTTAACTTGACGTGTGATGATTCGTGTCGTATATAAATACTCATGACGAACACGCCGCTCATCACCATCGACACCGACAACGCCGTCATCCGCATCTACCTCGATCGCGCCCGCGCGGCGGGCCTGTCCGACGACGGAATCATTCGGCTCCGCTTGGACGCCTACGCGATCGCCAACACGGTGTCCGGGGTATCCGGTGCTCGGTTCGACGTCGTGCCCGACATTATCCGCCAGCTGGAGACTGGCGCGGTCCAGCGCGACGTGACTGCGGATAACCTGACCGACGAGCAGATCCGTGGTCTGGCCAAGGATGGAGCTGTCCAGGAATGCGTCGCAGCTGATGCACTCAGCGCGGACATCACTCGCAGGATCCCACGCGAGTCCGAGTCAGACTTCGTAGCGCGAAAACGCGTGTATACGGCGGCTCGCACGATGTGTGCCGACGTAATAAATGCTCGCGCGCGCGACGAACTAACCAGCATCACCAGCATCATCGATGCAGCCCTCCGCAGAAGGGCCGCCATCACGAGTGCAGGATCGTGGGCTGCTCAGGAAGAGACCATCGAACAACAAGCGGAGCTCACTACAGCAAGGATTATCGACGCAATCAACGCTCGCGCGAAGGCGGTGCGGTGATGGCGCGCAGCAGTCTAGCGAAGGGGCATCGAACGTCGGTCCCGCGCGCGGCCCTCGCCCAGCTCGGCAAGCTGACCGACCCGGAGATCGCAGCGCAGCACGGCATCCCGGTGAGCCTCGTGCGCGCCGAGCGCATAGTTCGCGGCATCAAGCGGGCGCAGCGCGGGGGGAGGCCGCCGAAGGCCGGCGTAGCGCAGACCGAGCGGCTTGGGCTCACGATGACGCGGGCGGAGCTCGAAGAAATCACGGCGGCCGTCCCGGAGGGACAGACGCGCGGTCGGTGGGTCGTCGAGGCCGCGCTGAGCCGGGCGCGCGCGCCCGCGCCATCGGTGGAGCCAAAGATCGATGGGTTTAATCGCATCGGCCGGTTCGACGCCGTGGGGCGCCGATCGCTGTGGCTGCGTGAGGAGCCGGACGCGATCGAGCTCCGAGCTGGTCGCGAGGGTTGCGATGCGAGCGTGCGGATCGGCTCGGATAATCCGCTGTACTTGCAGCTCAGGGAGGTGATGGCCGCGGCGCGCTTCGCGGCAGAGTGGGAGGATCCGCGAGGTCTCGGCCTCGACGATACCGGAGCGCTGAGCTGACCATCGCGCTCATCGGCGGTCGGCTGTATGATGGAGCCGATGGACAACACGATGACCGCGGACACCTTCGTCGAGATCACAGTGGGTCGGATCGCCGAGCCAGGCGGCGCGCTGCACAGCGCGCGCTTCGCGATCACCGATCGCAGGCTGACCTACGAAGCCATCTGGACGGCTGCGCATCAGAACGCTGATTCCTCGGTCCCTACGCTCGACCAGCTGGGCGGCGACGAGGTCATGCACGACCACGTGCGACGGCTGCGCGCAACCGAGGCCGAGGTCATGAGCCGCGCCGCCGCCGATGCGTCGGGCGCCGACGCGATGACGTGCGACGTCGTGTCGTGTTCCCGATGCGGCGGTGACCACCGCGCGGTGCGCTTCGAGCCGATGGCGCGCCCGTTCGCTCCGGCCGAAGCGGCGCCGATCGTGTGGACCAGATGGGCTCCTTGCCCAACCAACGGCCAGCCGATCCTGCAGGCGATGAAGTCTTCCGCGTTGCCGGCCGAGATCACCGACGATGATATCGAGGAGCTTGCCGCCGAGTGGCAGGCGAACGGACAGCCGACGCTCGCAGAGGTGGCCCGGGTAGCGATCGAGGATGGCGACGCGACTCGGCAGGAGCGTGCGCGGCAGAGGTGCGCGGACATCCTCGCGGAGCGCAGGGCGAAGGCGGGGTGAGCACGGTGCTTCGCGTAGACATCCACCTGTGCGCCACGCTGAACTGCCCTGAGCCGCCTGATTTTCTGGTCGGCATTGCCGAGACGCCCATGTGCAAGAGCTGCTACCGGATGCACGCAGCTGTGGAGCGTGCCCAGATCGAAGCGCGGCGTCGAGAGCTCGACGGCACCTCCATCACCGCCTGATTCGTCCGCCTCCCCCGGCCCCGTTACGCTCACCCCATGAGCTGGCTTGGCCGTTACAAGAACCCCGGGGCGCCCGTCGACACCCATACCACGCGCGTGATCGGTACGCCTTACTCTCCGAGCTCGTCAGCGTATGTGATGCACTTCATCACGGCACAGTTCGTGTGCACCGCGGGCCAGACCGCGACGCTTCAGCTGCTCAGCGATAGCGCCTCTCCGCCGACGAACGAGCGCACCAAACTGTCGCACAACATCGTCGGCACCATGGTGCTACAGATGGTGTGGGAGACCGCGCCCGGCGACAACATCAAGCTCGTGGCGAGCGGGACCGGAACCGTTACGCTCGTGGACGTGTGGGAGATCCCGCAGGGCGCTCCGGTGGAGTGAGCGCCATGGACCTACAGCGCAAGGTGACGACGCCGGCCCGCGCCCCGGATGGGCTGTGCGTCGAGCCGGACGAACTCGGGCCGGACCGGGAGATCTACGAGAACCACCAGCGGCTGCGGGCTGCCAACGAACTCGACTACGCGGACAAGTACACGGGGAATCCGCGCACCGTCGACTATCAGGGCCGGTACAACTGCGGCCGATGCAACAAGGAGCAGGACGAGAAGTGCCTGCAGATCTACGTCGGCGATCCGGGCGGGCCTCGCGTCGCGCTCAAGATCAACGCCGACGCCGGCTCGTGCCGGTACTGGGAGAACCAGTGCGCCGGCGATCCGGAGGCGTGGATGCTGTACTCGAGCATCGAGCTCGCCGCGTACGGCATCGCCGCCAACGGGGTCGGGTGGTCATGTGCGCGATGCCCGAAGGCCGTCGCGGCCGAGGCGCCCGATAGCGTTGGTCGCGAGCTGTACTGCCGCGAGATCGACGCCCGGGTCTTCCCAACGGCGTGCTGCGCCGTCAACGGCGCCGAGGTCGTGCCGATGACAGCGCAGGGCAAGGCGAAGCGCGCCGACGAGGATGTCCAGCGTCTGGTCAGGGAGCGTGTCGGCCTCGTCCGAAAGGTCGAGGCCGTGCTCGGACCGGCCTTTCGCGGAGACGCGCTGACCGACCGCGAGATCCTCGCCGCTGGCATCAGGCAGCTGGCGCCGGCCGAGCCGATGGGCCCCGAGGTCAGCGACGACTACCTGCGCCGCCGCTTCGATGCCCTCGTCGATGACCGCACCAACGGCGTGCTGTCACTCGGCCGGGCGATGACCGCGCGGTAGTCGTGGCGTCACCGGTGCGCGTTCACCGCGTATCTCGCCTCCCAGTTTCGCCAGGATCTCAGCGAGCACCGTGCGGTGGCAGCGCGCGGCATCGGTGCAGTAGCAGACCAGCGTGATCTCGTGCTGTTCGAGCAGCCATGACCATGCCGGATAGCGCCCGCGGTAGCTCGCGCGCATCTCCGCCGTGTATTGCTCGACATACGCCGGCCACAGCGGCTCGAGTGATTCGCCGCGTCGCCGCGCGGCTAGGATGGGGCTGAGCAGGCGCCAGCTGGGCGCGAACTCGATGCCAGGGCTCACGCCGCTCTTTCGGGTGATGTCGATCCGGTCGTAGCCGGCGTACGTGATGTGCGCGGTGTGCACGATGAGCGTCATCCCCACCTCAGTATTTCGCGCCCGACCTGAGATCCGACCTGCCACTCGTCGATCTTGCTCACGTGCCCTCCGTGCGATCCGCGGGGATAGACCACCACGGCTGCATGCTGTCAAGATACTCGACTAGGTGAACCGCGCAGGCGTGAAGCTCGACTACCGCACTTGGGACAACCACGGTTGCCTGTCCGCGGCATCGATAGCCGATGGAGTGGCACACCGCGCCGCACGAGCACGGCTTTGTCGGGCAGTTGTTTGGCTCGCCCACGACGTCGATGTCCGCACAGGCGTGCCCGCCGGCGATACGCGCAGCGTTGGCGGCTTCCACCTGCTGCACCTGCACGAGCCTCATCGAAACGCCTCAGGTTCCGGCGACGGTTCGCGAGGTGGCGTGAACGGTATGATCGTTGGCATCGTCTAGCTTCGTAGCACGGCCTGATCTCGACCGAACAGGAAACCTCTCCGAGCCTGTAACGCATGGAACAGGCAAACCCAGGCGACGTCGTCGTGCTCGCGAGCGGCGGACCAGATATGACGGTGCTCGCCGTGAGAGACCTCAGCGGTGTTCAGTGCGCGGCCCTTGGATGGTTCAAGGACGGTGAAGTCCGAACCACCGAGCTGCCGATTAAGGCGCTCGTGCTGCGCGGTGACACCGGATGCAAGGAACCGTGTGCATTCGCATCCGCATTTCGGGCGGCACTGGACGGTACGTTTGACCTGCTCTGCGGCTCTGCGCCGCCACCGGCCGCAGCGTCAGGTGCCCAGAGCTCCACGGTGTTCCCGTAGCCATGCCTCGCCCGACCCGCACCCCCCTGGGCCAGTTTCGACCCGGCGTCAGCGGCAACCCGCGCGGCCGGCCCCCGAAGTCCGCCGCGATCGCGCGCTACGACTCCGCCGACCTCCTGCCTGCGTCGGTCCCATCGAGCATCCAGCGCCGCGCCGACGCCTACACGAACCACTACACCGGCCACGGTACGCATCACGACCGGCGCATCTTCACGCACTTCCGCGGCGACATCGTCACCGACCTCGAAGCGCTCGACCTGTGGGAGACCGAGTTCCTCGCCGCGCGCATCGTCGAGGCTATGCCCGAGGAGGGCTACCGGCGCGGATGGAGCCTGAAGCTGCAGGATGAGGAGCTCGGCGAGGAGATCGAGCAATGGGCAGAGGAGCTCGGGGCCGAGCACGCCATCGTGGACGCGTGGGAGAAGGAGAACGCGCTCGGCGGATCGGCGATCTTTCCGATCGTCGATGGCGCGCAGGGCGACCTGTCCACGCCGCTACGCTGGGAGGCGATCAGCGACGTCAAGGCGCTGCACGTGCTCGAGCCGCGCGAGCTCATGCCCATCGCCTTCGAGAGCGACCTCGGCAACCGCGGTTGGTCGACGCCGTCGATGTACATGTTCACGCCCATCGTCGACGGCTTCACGGCGAGCTTCGGCGGCCAGGTGATCCACGCCTCGCGGCTCATCGTGTTCCCCGGGCTGCGGGTCTCGCGGCAGAACCGCTCCGGGCAGCTGCTGGGGTGGGGCGTGAGCAGGCTGACCAGGCCCAAGCAGGTCCTCGCCGACTTCGGGCTGGCCTGGGCGTCGGCGGCGACGCTGCTCCACGAGCACGACATGGGCTTCCTCGGCATGGACGAGTTCGCCGAGCTCATGGCCACGAAGGACGGCCAGGAAATCGCCTACGAGCGTATCAGGTCGATGGCGATGGCGAAGTCGTCGATCCGCGCCGTGGTCGGCGACGTGAAGGACAAGTTCACGAAGATCCCGAGCTCGCTCTCCGGCCTTGCCGAGGTGCTCAACGAGTTCAAGGTGCTGATGAGCGCGGCATCCGATGGCATGCCGGTCAGCGTGCTCATGGGGCAGAGCCAGAGCGGGCTCCGCACCGGAGACGAGGACACGGCCGTGTGGTACGGCAACGTCGAGAAGCGACGCCGCACGCGCATCAAGCCGCGGCACACGCACCTGATGCGGTTCCTGCTCGCCGCCGGCCAGGGGCCGACAGGCGGCACGGTGCCGGACGTGTACGGCATCGAGTACCCGTCGATGTGGTCGCCGTCGGACAAGGAGGTGTCCGAGACGCGCAAGACCGACGCCGATAGGGCAGTGGCGCTAGTGGGCGCCAGCATCGTGAGCGCCGACGATGTCGCTGATTCGTGGTTCGGCGCCGACAAGTACCCGCAGCACGGCGATATCAAGGTCGACTGGAAGCGCAGGAAGGCGCAGGCGGCCATCGCCGCGCAGGCGCCCGATCAGCTGAGCGATGAGGATCGCGCGGCGATGGGGCGGGACGGTGATGACCAGGAAGATCTGAGCGATGAGGAGCGTGCTGAGCTGGCCGCGCTGCGCGAGGAATTCGGTAGCGATGACGGCGAGGACGGTGAAGGAGATGAGGAGTTTGGCATCGAGGATGACGATGACGAGGAGCACGAGGAGTGACCGGATCCCGCGCAGCGCTCGATACGGCACGTTCGGCGGCGGAGCTCGCACGCCGTGAGCCGACCGAAGCAAACCGGAAGGCCGTCATGGTCGCGCTCGCTACTGTCGTGCGGCACGACGCGGCCGGAGCGGCGGCTGGCGGCAAAGGCTACAATCCGTATCGCGACAAGGGCGGCAAGTTCGCCCCGGGGGCTCATAAGGCGCGCCCGACGGCCGGCGAGAAGCATGCCGCAGCCCTGGCCAAGGCGCAGGAGCGTGTCGGTAAGGCCAAGGCGACCGTCGACAAGCACACAGGAAAGCTGACAGCGGCTCATCAGGCCAAGCAATCTGCGCTCGCGGAGATGCGCGCAGCGCTCGATAAGGCGCGCGGAGCTGCAGAGGTGGCGCGCGCGAAGCCGACGGCGAAGAACATCAAGGCCGCACAGGTCGCGACCAATAAGGCAACGAGGGCCGCAGCTAAGGTCGGCAAGCACGAGGCTGCGATCGACAAGGCCACTGCGAATCATGCCAAGGCGACGTCAGCGCACGCCAAGGCAGTGGAAGCGCATGAGCAACTGAAGAGCGGTGGTGGGCGGAGCGGAGCGCGGACGGCATCCAGGCGACCTCCGGAGAAGATCCCGGGAGAGCACACGCGAACCCCAGAACAGGCACGGAGAGATGCGGTCGCAAACGGTTTCCAACATGGAAGCGATGGCAAGGGGGAATTCACTCCCGCGGCCCAAGCTGCAGCACGTGACGAGGCTCGTCATGTTCTGGAGGCTCGCGGCGTTACGCAGCGTGAACCTCATGCAGCTGGAAAGAATGCCCTGACCGTGGAGGAACTCGGCGGATCCTACGCTATGTTTTATCCAGAGACACACCGGGTTGCGATGTCACCAGAATCAGCACGGTTGTTTGCCGACGCCCATCGGGAGATACCGACTGAGATCGGACGGCGCGCGCGTGCGGGAGATGCCCAGGCTTCGGAAATGATCCAGGCTCAGCACAATCTGATCCATGAAACGTTCCACGGCTCGGGACCTGATACCCACTACGAGGGACATGGTGTCTTCGCTGAGGAAATGGTCACCGAGATGGCGGCACGCTCGGTAACAGCCGATATGCACGGCGTTTCTCAGGAGTTCCTCGCTCTGCGAAACGGTGCAGGGTACGATTGGGTGCTTACTCCTGCCGTTAGTCATCTAGCCACTGCAAGCGGTAGAACGTTCGGCGAGGCTCATCGGGCCCTTGCCGATGCGTCGCTTGAGTTCAAGCGGCAACGACATGTTGCAGGATCGATTGTGCACGGCGAGAACGTGATACACGCCGTCACTAAGGACGCGCTCGGACGTCTCGGACAGCGCGACCCCGCTGTACATAAGGCGACATTCGACAAATTCATTTCGCTATCTGGTGACATGTAAATGCGAATCGCAGATCTTACCCGCAACGATACACAGGGAGCCATCCGCGTCTATAAAGCGCGCTTGGACTCCGGGACGCTTTATCCTGGCGCCGTCCGCGTTTTGTTGATGCTGCAGGACGACCCGACGGAACTGCTTGCGGCGATGAAGACTGAGAACCCGAAGGCATCTACGGCTACCTGGCGGGCGGCCGGCGAAGGTTATGCGGAGACGCGCACGGACGCCGGCTACAACCCGTACCGCAGCGGCGAAGGGAAGTTCGCGCCGGGTCCGCACCACTCCGCGCACCAAGCGCCGCGGGCCCCTGATGCCTACCACGGCCGGTTCGCGGCCGGACACGGCGCGGCGCACGACGAGAGCCGCGTGGCGCGGGTGCGCTCCGATGCCATGGCGATCGCCAAGGCGAGCGGGCATGCCGACCACGCCGCGCGTGGCGAGCACGAGGCAGCCAAGGAGCGCGAGACCATCGCAAACGAGCACCGGGTGGTCGCGGTCGGCCACGTCGCGCCGGTGCCGACAGCCAAGCTGGCCGCGTACGACACCGTGCACGCGTCGGTGCAGGAGCGCGCCGCTCGGGCCAAGGCCACGCTCGACGAGCACCAAGGCGAGGCCGCGCGAGCGCTAGCGACGTTGCATGCCCATCCCGAGCATGGCGATGGCCACGATCCGACCGATGAACACGAGCAGGCGTCGACCCAGATCGGGCACGTCGCCGGCCACGTCGGCGAGACCAGCTACGCGCACGAGCCGGCGGCGCCGACCGGGATGTACCGCGAGCACGCCGCGGCGGCGCAGACCGCGCTAGAGGTGCTGCACGGTCACCAGACGCGCGCTGCGGCCGAGCTCAAGCAGGCCGACCGGGAGCATGAGCGCGCCGCCGCCGCGATGCAGCGCGAGGCTGAGCTTCACGCGGACCGCGGCGTCCGTCTTGCCGATGGGCATCCAGAGCACGCCGCGGCCAGCGCGGCCGCGGAGAGCATGAGCGCCCACGAGGCGGACCGGCGCGGCGACATCGCGTCGGAGATGCGCACGCGGATCGAGGACGCACATGCGGCGCTCCGGGAAGCGACGCGCGGCACGGCGAGGGCGGTCCGCGAGCTGGCGGCGATCACCGGCCGGGCGCCGCAGCTGGCCGGCAAGTGAGCGTGTCGCTCGCGCTTCGCCAGACCGCGCAGCGCGTCGCCATGGCGCGGCGGTTCGGACCCGGCGTGGTTCGGCGCGCGGTGCCCGCGCCGCGACCACCGACGCTTGTCGAGAGCGACTACGCGCACCGCCTTGTCGGCGTCGTGGACCAGCTCCGCGAGGTCGTGCGGCACGAGCTATCGACCTGGGCGTGGATGCAACGCGCCGACGATCACCAGGAGCACCAGGGCGCGGAGGGGCGACGGCGGATGAAGCGCGTGCGCGCCGTGGTCGACCACGACATCGCCGAGAAGCAGCTCGAGGTGGTTGCGGCGGACTTCGGCGGCCGGGTCGCGGCGCAGCAGCGCGGCGAGCTCGCGCGTCAGGCCGAGGCCGCGCTGGGGACCGACGTCGTGGTGACGGACGGCGCGGTACCTGACCTCATCACCGGGTTCGTCCACGAGAACGTGTCGCTGATCAAGCGGCTGCAAGGCGACGCGCTCGGTCACGTCGAGACGATCATCACGCGCGCCGCCGCGGCGGGAGAGCGCGCCGAGTCGATGCAGCGGCAGATCGAGGACAGGTTCGGCATCGCCGAGCGGCATGCGCGGCTGATCTCTCACGACCAGGTGCAGAAGCTCACGTCCAAGGTGACGCAGGCGCGAAACGCCGAGCTCGGGATCGGGAGCTACATCTGGATCCACGTGCCGAACCTGCACCCGCGGCCGCACCACGAAGCGCGGCACGGCAAGGTGTTCCGCTACGACGCTCCGCCGGCCGATGGCCACGCGGGTTGGGCGATCATGTGCCACTGTTTGCAGCAGGCTAACTTCGACGACATCTACGCGGAGCTCGACCGGCTCGGCGTGTGAGGTGTCAGGCGGCGGTGGTACGGTGGGCGCGCATCCCGGGGTACCCGTGATGGGCTGCGCGCCAGACGCAGATCTCACCGCCGCACGTGAACACGGTGTAGGCCACGAAGTTAGACGCTCGGAACTCGGCGATAGGCGTCAGGGCGATGCGCTCGCGGTGCGGCAAGTACCGCACGCTCCAGCCCTTGCCGTGATTCACCGACCAGAGCGGCGGACGGTCGCACACATCGCATAGCATGCTCGGCGACGGCTTGCGCTCGACGCGGCGGAGCTCGTCGACGACGTCGGGATTGACCAATCGGGATGCCGGTTGCGCGAGCTCGCGCTCCAGCTGCGGAAAGGTCACGACTCGAAAGCCGCGCATCTCAGCTCGACGCGCGATGTTGCGGAAACCGGTTACGATGGCGTCGACGACTGTCGGTTTATCGTCACACTCGCTCATCGCGCCACCGTAGCACGCCTTTAAGCACCGATTCGACCGCCCCGCGACTCGCGGCGACCCTGGCCGGGTGAGCAAGACGGTATTCCGCTACGATGAGCGCGTCGGCTCGCTGCGATCGCCGGTCCGCACAGCGCAGGGCTTCCTGCGCGCGGACGGCTATGCGGCGCGCGTCGGCATCTACAAGTACCGCCGCGCCGACGGCTCGTTCCGCTATGAGCTGCGTCCACCCGAGGAGGTGTTCCACCCTGACTCGTTGGCGAGCTATGATGGGGCGCCGATCACGGTCGGCCACCCCCGGCGCGCCGATGGCGAGCTGGAGGACGTCACCGCGGACAACGTCCGCCGGCACGAGGTCGGCACGGTCAGCGGTGCGGCACGCCGTGACGGAGACCTCGTCGCCACGACGTCGTTGATCAAGGATGCGGCGGCGATCAAGCGCGTCGAGGGCGGCATGCGCGAGCTGTCGCCCGGGTACCGGATCAGGTACGACGAGACGCCGGGGTTCGCCCCGCAGTACGCCACCCCGGACAATCCGACCGGACGCTACCACGGCGTGCAGCGCGAGATCCGCGTCAACCACCAGGCGCTCGTGTCCGCGGCGCGCGGCGGCCAGTCGATCCAGCTCCGCATGGACGATGCCGAGCTCGTGCTCCGAGGTGATGACGTCGGGATGCCGATCACCGGGACCGGCGCGCAGGATCTCGACGACGTTATGACGTCGGTCGAGCGCGGGCACCAGCACATGGTGAGCGGCGCGCAGTCGATGGGGTCAGACTTGTACGGCGTTCCGTCGAGCGTATCCGGCACGTCGGCGATGGACAGCGGAAGCACGAGCTGGGCAGTCGCCGCCGGCGAAGCGATCAGCCACAGTCATGACTGGATCCGCAATCCAGACGGCTCGATCACCATCGGTATGTCCGATGGGCACACGCATACCGTACCGACGGTATCGGCAGCTGGCGTGGGACGCGGTGATGGCCATTTCGACCAAACCGGTGGCCGGTCGCATCGTGGACCCATGACCACCACCCAGACCGGACACGCTCCGCCGCCGGATGCGGCAGAGCAGATTCGGCTCCTGACCGTGCGCGCGGACGAGGCCGATCGAGTGGCCACGGAGCAGCGGAGTCGTGCCGACTCCCTGGCCGCGGACCGCGACGGTTTGCGGGCCGAGCTCACAACCGTCAAGGAGCGCCTTGCGGCCACCGAGGCCAAGATCGCCGCCGGCACGTCGGCCGTGGAAACCGCGGCCGTGCTCGAGCTGCGCAAGCGTGCCGACGCGGCCGAGCGCGACCTCGCCAACGCCCGCAACGAAATGCCGGTGCTCGTGCGCCAGCGCGCCGGGCTCGTCGCAAAGGCGACCGCCGTGCTGCCCACGCTCCGCGCCGACAGCCTGACGGATCGGGAGATCCTGACCCAGGCGATCCGCCACCTCGTGCCCAAGGAGCCGATGGGCCCCGAGGTCAGCGACGACTACCTGCGCCGGCGATTCGACGCCCTCGTCGATGACCGCGCCGCGTACGGCGCCTCGCTCGCGCGCGCCTCGCAGACGCTCGCGGTGCGGCACGACAGCGCCCCGGCGACACGGGCACCGGAGCATCAGCAGCGCGCCGACCAGCTGCCATGGGCCGACCAGTGGAAGGCCGGCGTCGGCGAGTTCGCAACCAGCCATAGCAAGGGGCACTGAGTCATGCCGCAAACCGCAATCACTTCCCCGCTCGCCGTCGGCGTCGAGGGCGATATCGCCGATCAGTGGACGTCCGCCGCGGGCGCCATCGACACCGTGCTCCAGTCCGAGGCCACGGCCTCGATCCAGTTCGGCGTCGGCGTCAAGCGCGGCACGGCCGATGACACGATCCTGCTCCTGACCGCGAACACCGACGCGCTCGACGGGATCACCGTGTACGAGGCCGATCACCCGGCGCCGTACGAGCTCGGGACGGTCGGCATCCTGCCCGGCGTCACGATGCGCGTACTGCGCTTCGGGCGCATCAAGGTGATTCCCGAGGACAACGTAGATCCGACCAAGGGCGTGTTCGTGCGCGCCATTGCCAACGGCGGAAATACCAAGATCGGCGCGTTCCGGGGCACGGCGGACGGCACCAACACCATCGACGTGAGCGCGTTCGCCAAGTGGCGCACCACGACCACGGGCGGAAATCTCGGGGTCCTCGAGATCAACCTGATCGGAGCATGACCATGGAATCGCGAGTCGACGCAGCGGATTCGTACTTCGTTCAGCAGCAGCTGACGCAGTTCGACCCCAAGACCCGTTACCAGCTCGTGCCGGGCGTGGTCGGGCGCAAGATCATGGCGAGGGTCGAGGGCGTGAGCCCCAACCTCCCGAGCTACAAGTACACCACGACCAAGCTCCAGGTCTCCACGCGGCGCTCGCGGGGCCGCGGTCGCGACATCCCGATCGGGAGCGTGACCAAAGAGGAGGTCGTGCACACCATCCAGACCTTCGAGCACAACGCGAGCTGGACCATCGACGCGGTGCGCGCCGCGCGCGAGTCCGGAAGCGATCTGCAGATGGACACCATGGTCGGCGCGATGACGTCGATCGAGCAGGACATCGACTCTGCGCTGGCGATCGGCGTGCCCGGCACCAGCGTCGGCGGTCTGATGAACAACGCCAACATCCAGGCGACCGCCGCGGCGGGCACCTGGGCCTCGGCGTCGGCCGACGCGATCATCGCCGATGTGGCGAAGCTGATCACGGAGGCGCAGGACGCGCTGAAGCAGGCGCAGGTGCCCGGCCAGAACGACGTGATGTTCACGCAGTTCTCGCTATACCTGCCGCTCGTGCGCTACGGCAAGATCGACATGACGCCGCGCGGAAGCGTGAACGACACGACGATCCTCGAGTTCATCAAGAAGTTCAGCGCGCTCAAGGCCGTCATCCCGTGGTGGAGGCTCGACAGCATCTCGGGCTCGCCGAAGGCGGTGCTGGTCCCCGCGCTGGACAACGGCGTGATGAACCCGCTCGCCGGCGGCGCGCTCCTTCCGCTCGACTTCGAGCGGCTTCCCGAGCAGTACCGGGGCCGCACGGTCGACGTGCCGTGCGCCGGCAAGTGTGGCGGGTTCGCCTGTCCATATCCCGTGGCATTTCGATACCTTACCGGCTTGTGAGCGCCATGACGTACGACGCACGCAAGAAGCACATCGAGTCGCAGAAGGCGAAGGCCAAGCCGACGCCCGATGCGAAGCCGCCGGCCGCGACCGCGCCGGACTCGAAGCAGTCGGGCAACCCCGGCAAGAAGTAGCCGGTCATGGCGTCCATCGCCTGGGTCGACGTCGTAGGAGTGCCCGGGAATCCAGGTCCGGCGCCTGAGCTGGCGAGCGTTGGTGCTGCGGCACAGGAGGTCTACCTGAACCTCGCCAATGACTTCGTCAACGTGGCGATGTTCGACGGCGAGGACGGCCCGCGCACCAAGTCGGCGCGCATCTACATCGCGGCGCACTTCGCCACGCTCGACAAGCTCCGCGGTACGTCGATCGCCGGCCCGGTGATCAGCGAGTCCCGGGGCGGCCTGTCGCGCAGCTACGCGAACCTGACGCAGATGAGCATGGCGTCCGGGCTGTTCGGCCAGACCACGTACGGGCAGAACTACGCCACGTTGGTGCGGACCAGCCGGGCGCGGTTCCCCATCACGGTGTGATGCTGGCCGACGTCTCCTGCGCGCTGCTGAGCGGGGTGCTGCTGTGCTGGTCGATGGTGACGCGGCCGGCGACGGCGAAGTGCCCGAGCGGATGGTTTGTCAACGGCGTGCGGCCGAGCGGGGTCTACGAGTGCCGGCGCGCGCCGGGCGGCGATCCGCTGTATGACGGTGCCGGCGGCTTCCCGGATCGCAGTGTGGACCGGCCGGGCTGGTACCGGAGCCGCATCTGGTGCACGGGCGGCGCGCATCCGATCGTGGTGCTCGAGGACCGCGAGGCGCGGACCGTTGGGTGCCAGCGGTGACCGGGTACGTCGCCCAGCCAAATGGCTACGGCTGCGCGATCGCCTGCGTCGCGATGGACGCGGCGAGGTGCGCGCTGGCGTGGTAGGGTGGAGAATGTCCAAGCCCCGCCGCGATATAATTATTGATCGGGTCGATGACGCGGTTAGCGACCTGCTGTATTATAAGCGCAAGGAGGACAAGGATCTTCCACGTGGTAGCATCGAAAATGCGATTGCGGATCGTGAGATCTCGATCGACGAGATAGTTGATGCGTTCCGCATCGCCTTGATCAAGGGCATAGAATCGGCAGACTGATGTCGACCGAGCGCTGGGAAGCCGTCCTCGCCAAGGTCGCCGAGCTCGGCCGCGGCGAGGTGCGCGCCGGCGTGGTCGGCCCCAAGGCTGCCCAGATCCATCCCGGCACCGACCTGACTAACGCCGAACTCGCGCTGATCCACGAGCTGGGCTCGCGCGACGGCCGCATCCCAGAGCGCTCCTTCGTGCGGCGAACGCTGCGTGATCCGGCGTTCAGGGCCGAGCTGGCGGCGCTACAAGCCCGGCTGTTCGCCGCGGTGCTGCTCGGCAAGATGGACCGCGACCGCGCGCTCGGGCTGATCGGGGCGTGGGCCGCGGGGAAGATCCAGCGCACGATTGTCGACGACCAGGTGCGGCCGGAGGACAGCCCGGCGACCATCGCCAGGAAGGGCACCGACAAAGTTCTCGTTGACAGCGGACAACTCGTGGCCAGTATCGGATTCGAGATCCGCGAGTGAGTCGCTTCTTGGTGTACGCGCTGGTCGATCCGCGCACGCTGCTTGTCAGGTATATCGGGCAGTCATCTACGGGCATGGATCGGCCGCGTGAGCATGCGTGTCCATCCCGCCTGAAGAGGCGAACGCATAAGTCCGCGTGGATAAAATCGCTCGCTAAGGTTGGTCTCCGCTACGTGATAGCTGTTCTGGAAACTGTGGATAGTATCGACCGGCTGAACGACTGTGAGACGTGGTGGATGATGTTCGGTCGAGCCCTTGGATGGGATCTCACCAATCATGCACCCGCCGGCGGCAGTGTGCGCGGCCTGGTACGTAGCGTTGAGACGCGCGCCAAGATATCGGTTGCTCTACAGGGAAGGAAGTTGAGCCTGGAGCATAGAGCGGCGATCTCTAGGGGAAACATGGGGCGAGTGATCTCCAAGTATACACGCGAGATGACTGCAGAATCTAATCGGCTTCGTGCGTGGACGACGGAAGCTAAAGATAAACTGCGCCAGGCGAACAGCCGCTACCGGCACACACCGGAGGCTCTGGCCAAGATCGCTGAGGCGGGACGCGGACGGAAGTACGGCCCCAAGTCAGCAGAAGTAAAGGAAAAGCTATCCAAGGCGCTCAAGGGAAAGCCGCTCCCAGAAGTCACCATAGCGCGCATGTCGATAGCGAGACGGAAGCCGCCGAGGCTACTGATCAACCTCATGCCTGGTCGGCGGAGATGACACGAGGCAGGGCCAGCTCGCCGGGGCCATCGGGTTCGAGATTCGGCGGTAGGGGCGGATAGCGGGCGTGGTAGGGTGGGGCGATGGAACCGCGGACGGCATTCGTGACGAAGTTCTTCTCCCTGCCCGTGCAGGGTCCGGTCCCAGACGGCGAATGGCCATGCCGATGCTTCGAGTGCATCGGCGATGACGCGTGTGGCGTGTGCGGGGTCAAGGCTGGCGAGGTGTGCGAGCTCGGCCGACGATGCGCCGCTCATCGCCGCGCTCAAGGCGTTCGACACCGACGAGGCGGTTACGGTAGAGTTACGGCAGGAGGAGCCGACCAATGGGTGATGACAAGTTCACGCCGTTCGCCATGCCGGCGCATCCGGGCGTGGCCGGTGACGCGCGGACCGTACGGCCGGGTGAGCCGGTACGGTATACGACGGCGCTCGAGTTCGAGCGGATCAGCCCACGGAAGTACACGGCGGAGGAATCCGCCACGATCCAGCGTGACGTGGACGCGGCGTTCACGGGTGGCTTCGCGCTGTTGGGCAGTCCAATCCCAGCGCAGCCCGACCCGTCGAAGATCATCGGCGTGGTCGGCCAGCGACCGCAGGATCCTGAGTATCCGCCGATTCCGCCGGCCGGGTTCTACTGGGCGAAGTGCAGCAACGACACCGCCGACGAGTGGACGGTCGTTCGCGTCTTCGAGGAGCCCGAGGGCGGACGATGGGTGGAGAACACCGTCGGAGGAGGCATGGACTACGTCCACGAGTGGGGCCCCAAGCTGGAGCCGCCGCGATGATCGACGAACTCGAGGCGCTACGGCTCCGCCGGTCTGCGGAGGCGGCGATCGGCCTGTCCACCGGAGACCACGTCTATATCCCGGCCGACCAGGCGGCCGCCCTCGGGCCCGAGGTGCCGGCCGACGCGCCACGCGTCGACTACATGGTCGCCGTGGTCGACGGCGACACGTTCAAGCTACGCACGCCGAGCGAGGCGAGCCCGGCCGAGCCGGAGCATCACCCCGGAGCGCGCCGGCCGGGGCACAAGTCTGTGCCGCCGGTGCCGCGCTGGGCAAAGCGCCGAGGTTGGCGATGAGCGACCGGCTTTTCCCGCATCTGATCGACGTGCCATGCGAGCGCGTCGGGTGCGAGGCGACGGCCGGATCGCCGAGTCTCAGCGTCGCCATCGCATATAAAGTTCCTACCATCCCATCGGACGCCCATCCGCTGCTGCACTACCTCGCGCGCGCCGCCGAGGACATCGATCGTGAGATCGCGCGACTGGCCGGGAAGCGCGCCGCGGTGCTGGTAGAGCTGCGGGACAAACTGGCGGAATGGGAAGCTCAGCAGGATCGCCGCGCACGCGCCATATTCGATGGAGCACCCCCATGAGCCTCCACGGCGCCATCGTCTCGCTCGGCTCTGTCGACCTCCAGGTCACCCGGACCGCGCAGGGTACGCGCGTCAACGGCCGCCCCGTGGCCGGCGCACAGACCACGTTCGCCATCACCGCCGGGGTCGAGCCGATCGCTGGCCGCCAGCTCATGGACGTGCCCGAGGGCCGGCGCGGCGACGAGATCCTGATGCTCTACACCGACGCCGACCTCGTTGCCGAGCGCGCTACGCCGCCCATTGCCCCCGACGTCGTTGCCTACCTCGGCGCCGACCCGGACATCATCGCGATGATGGGGCCCGGCGAGCCGTGGACGGTGATCCGGGTCAAGACGTGGCCGGGATTCGGGGAGACGCATCGCGAGGTGCAGATCGCGCGAGCGCCGAGCCCGGCAGGGACGGTGCCGTGATGCAGCCAGGGCAACCAGTGGCATTTGATAACGCTCCGTGCCGGCTCCGCTGCTTCGATTGCAAGACCTTCCTTCGACCAGCAACGTCCTACATTCGGACAACGGCGGATGGCTGGGATTACTTGTGCGCCGCGTGCTACGAGCTGACGGATGACGGAAAGGTCGAGCGACCCGCGGGGTTCCAGCTTCACGCGATAGCGTGGATTGATCGCGAAGGGTTCGCGATGGTGGGTAGTTTTCGGTCGTCGCGCGATGCCGTCGAGCGGGACCTCGAACGGCATCGCGTCAACGGAGGACTGCTGCCAGACATCAAGTACCAGGTCATCGAAGTGCCCGGGAATGTGGAGAGCAGGTGAGCGTGGCCACCCGGTGCGCGGCGGCGCGCGGATACGCCGGGACGGTGTCATGATCGAGATGTACCGAACGGTCGGCGACGACCGCTGGCCGCTCGAAAGCGGATCGCGGCGCGTGCGCATGACCGAGGCCGAGGTCGACGACTACCTGGCGAGCCGCACGCACTGGGTGACGCGCCGCGACGGCGTGCAGTGGTGGCGCGAGGCCGCAGGGACGTGCGGAGCAAGCGGTTGCCGCGGCGAGTGCAGGGAAGCAGCCCCGTGATCACGCTATGCGTGTGGTTCGCGGTCGGCGTCGTCCTCGGGCGCTTGTCGCGGATACGCCGTCACCGGCCGCGGGCGTTAGCGCTGCTGATGCAGCCGTCGCGTGAGCCGACGTTCCGCGACCGGCTCATGTCCGGGGCGGCGACGATGCGCGGGGCGTGTTCGTGGTGCGGCGGGCCGTGGGAGCCGTGCTCGCACGGGTGCGTGAACCAACAGGGCGACCGCGCGCCGATGCGAAGCGAGCGACCCAGGCCGGCCCCGACGCGCCTCCCTGGCCCCGGAATGCCTCGCTCGGGCTGAGACCTGATCTCGCCCGAGCCGCACAGCGCGCGGTATCACCGTGGCATGGCCGCGAGCACGAAGTACGAACCGGACACCATGGTCGTATACTGCCACGAGGGCGACGAGGTCATCGGCAGGGTGACTGAGGTGAATCCCGATACCGGCGAGGTGATCGGCCTCGCCCTCTACGATCAGGACGGCAAGATCACCGGCGGCGTGAGCAACCCATTGCCGGCCGCGATCCCGCAGCACCGGATCACCCACGGATACTTCTGGAGGCGCTGATGCCCGGCCAGGACATCCTTCCGATCTGCACGGCGCGCGAGGTTCGCGGCCGGATCATGATCGAAGGCGTGTGGTGCATCCCGCTCTACTGCATGAACTGCCGCAAGCAGCATGGCTATCGCAACGAGCCCGGCCCGGAGTCGGGCTACGTCGGGTACATATGCGATCCGTGCGCGGAGAAGTGGTCTCCGCTCGTCGGGACGATGCTCATACCTGATGAGGCGTTCGCGATGACCGCCACTGCGGAGCAGCTCGAGACGTACGGTCGGATCCTGTCGCCCCGCGAGCAGGCCGAGGTGATCGCCGACCCATCGACTAGCCTTGCCAAGCTGCTGCGCGACCGGCCGCGCGCCGCGGGGTGAGCTACTGCGCCATCGCGAGCGTTTGCGCTTGCGCATGCCGGTCGTCCATGCCCTTGATGTATCCGCCGTCTGGCGACACGATCGAGATCGATCCGACGTCGATCGTGATTCGGTGACCGTCGGCAGTGTCCAGGAATAGCTTCGCCGGCCACGGGCGATCGCTGAAGATCGGCACCAGCGCGCACGAGGTGACGATCTTTCCGGTGAGCCTAGCAACGGCGGCAGCGATTTGGTCCATGGTGCTCATCGTAGCCCAAACGTCGACGTCGCGATCGTCCCAGCGCGACATGAATTCGACCAATACGCCACCCGGCGTGACCGTTGATGCATGCCTTTCGTCTACAACGACCAGCTGGCGACGGCCGGCAACCTGACATGCAGCGCGACGGCCAATGCCGAAACCGAGACGTGCTTCCTCAAGCCTGGCACGACCCGCTCGTTGTACCTGAGCTACATCAAGGGCAGCGGCAAGAACGCCGCGAAGACCCAGCTCGACAGCATCTTCATTCGCACGCGGAAGTGGGGAACGGCGAGCACAGGCGGCACGGCGCTGTCGATCGTCGGAACCGACGCGAGCGTGCCCTCGACGACCATCACCGGCGCGAGCCGGCCGACGTCGGGCACCACCGCGACGAACGCGGGGCCGATCCTGGGATTCGGCACCACGTCGTGGGACCTCTGGCAGACGGCCAACCCCAACGAGATGATCAGCCTCGGCGCGAGCAACGCCGGCTCGATCTCGCTGTTCGATGGCGCCGCGACCGGATCGCTCGTGTTCGAGTTTTCGCTCCGGCACGAAGAGCACTAGCCGAGGCGCGGTCAGGGCCTGCCGTTCTCGCCCGGTGGAGCTCGCTGAGCGACCATCGCTGGCATGGCAATCATTCTCGACCCAGTCGCGACACTCGGACCAGGTACTGGCAACGGAACCGTACCGCCCGGCATCACCCCTAACGGAGACGGTAGCTGGACGGGTAGCCACATCGTCAGCACCACGTCGCTCCTGGAACTAACCACGTTCCTGACGGTAAATGTGCTCACCATCGGGCAGCCGGCAACGAACATCCGTACTCCGCAAGACGCATCACCGTCGGTGGTGACCTACGCTGGTCTCAGCTCCGATCAGCACGACGCCGCCATCGCGGCCGGTGCCACGGAGTTCAACCGGCGCCACGTGATCGCCAACGTGTTCGACCGCGGCGACACGTCGCTATACGAGCCGGAGTAACACCGCGCTACCGCTGAGGCCCGCCCATGGGAATCCCACAACTACGATCGGAGGGAAACGACCAGGGCGGCACATCGGCGACGTTGGTCGTCGATTTCAACAGCTTCACGTGGGCCGCGAACGACATCATCGAGATCGTCGTCACGACGGATGGCACGATCCCGACGCTATCCAGCGCGCAGGGATTCCAGCTCGCCGTCGACGTCAACGGCAACGCGGCGAGCGTCAGCACGAACGGCGGAGCCGCGGGCGTCAACGAGACCGCAACGGTCATCTTCTGGAAGCGCGCGCTCGGCTCCACGGTAGCGACTGACCCGTCGCCGACGATCGCCTTCAACGGCGCCACGAGCTGGTGCCTCGAGCCGAACTCGTACAGCGGATGCCGAACCAGCGGGACGCCATATCACCAGATCGCAACCGGAACGCAGCTGACCGCCACCACGTCGGTGACGTCGCCGAACCTGACGTCGACGCTCGCGAACTGCCTGTTCCTTGGGCTCGCGTCATCGGCAGAAGACGACTCGACGTTCAACAACTGGACGATGACGGGATCGGCGGGGCCGTCCGGCAGCGCGCCGCCGAGCTACGGCTGGCACAACGGTGCCGGAAATCACTGCTCGTTCACCGGAACCGACGGCGGATTCGCAACCGCCGGGGGACCGCACAGCGCGACGGTCACGCTTGGTGCGAGCACGAAGCAGGCGCTGATCGGTCGCATCTTTGCGAGCCTGCCAGAGGTGTTCGGTCCCGATGATGCGCAGGGGGCCATAGCGACACCGGCCGCTATTACGCCGGCGTCCCAGCCACTACCTACCGGAGATGAGCTCGCGGTCGCGGCGACGTCGGGCATCGAGGATCCGACCGGGCAGGTGCCGAGCCAGCCGGCCATCGCCGCATCCGCGGCCAGCCAGGCCGCTACCGATGAACTACCGGTAGTCTTCGCCCAGAGCTTGGTGGACGAGGATGTACCTGCCGCGGCATTGACGGGGGCCGCGCTGGCAGCGGTAGTTCAGCCCGCTGCGACGCAGGACGACATCGCGAGCGCCGCCGCCACGGCGATCGTTGATGACGACGTCTTAGCGACGCCGGCTCCGATGCAGCAGGCAATCGCGCTCGCGACCACGACGTCTGGCGATGAGCTCGTGCCTGCGGGCTCGCTCGGCGCGATAATCGAGGAGCCGGGCGCGGCAGCACCTCCGGTTACCCAGCCACCCAGGGCGGTCGCGCTCACGGGCGCCATCGGCGACGACTTCGTGCCTCCGCCCGCCGCATCCGGAACGGGCGGCTCCAGCGACGTCCAGCGCTCATTCGAGGCCCCGCCGCAGAGCGGCACGCTCACCACCGTCGCCCCCATACCCGCATGGGCGACGTCAACGGCGTACGTCGTCGACCCGACGGCCGGCGGGATCAACCGCGTGCAGAACGGGGGCACGCTGTACCAGTGCTCGCAGGGCGGGACCTCGGCGTCGAGCGGCGCCGGGCCGACCAGCACCGTGGCCGGCGCTACGGTGGTCGACGCGGGCGTGCACTGGTACGTGGTAGGTTCGGTCGCCGGGACCGACACGACCGCGGGGTCGCAGATCCTCGTCACGGTCATGCGCGGCAACCAGGCGCAGGCCGGCGGCAACGTCGACCCCACGGACAACGACGGCGGCGCGTACACCGTCATCACCAACAACGCCTACCTGACGTTCACGGCCTCGTTCGCGGGCGTCTGGCGGCGCACCACGGCGGCGAACACCAAGACGAACTTCTCCGCTTCGGCGTTCTTCGGCGGCGCTAGCGGCGCCGGTGATGAGCTGTCGATCGGCTGGCTCGAGCTCAAGGGCGTGCCTGTCGGCGCTCCGCACGCGTTCAGCCATGTAGAGCGAGCGAGCTCGACCGGCGGCACGGTCACTGCCGCGGCGATCACGACCACGAAGCGCTGCCTGATCGTGTCGTATTGGTTCGGCAACGGGACCGTCCAGGCTGCCGGCTCGCCCGACACCGCAACGCCGGCAGGCGGACTCGTGCTTGTGGCCAACGACAGCGCGCCGCTTTCGCTGACGGCCAATGGCTACGTGCAGCACATGGTGGCGGTGCGCTTCGCCAATCCGGGCACGTTCGCCGAGGTGTGGAACGCCACCCCGACGGACCAGGGCGCGCAGCTCGTCACGATCGCCTTCGAGGACCTGTCGACGCCATCTCTCGGCGTGGACGACGACGTGGTGCGCGCGATCAACGTCGGCGCGCTGATGTCTTGGTCTCCGCTGGCTCAGTCGCCGGCGGCGCAGGGCGACGAGCTACCGATCGCGGTGGCTCCCGACGATCCGTCGGCCGCCTGGTCACCGATGCTTGCGCCACTCGCCGCGTCCGCGGTGGCCGGCGCGGCCGATGAACTGCCGATCGCGGCGAGCATCATTGACGACGTCGCCGCGGGCGCGGGCACTCTGCCGCTACCCGGTGCGGCGCCGACAGCTGGCGGCCAGGCCGATGAAGTGGCGGCGCCGGCCGTGGTTGCCGCGCTCGATGATGACGTGCCGGCTATCGCAACGGGGGTGGTCCGAGTCGGCGCGGTCGTTTACGCGACCCCAGCCGACGAGTTAGCGCCGCCTGCCGTGACCGTGCTCGATGAAGGTACGCAGGTGGCCGTGGCGAGCGTAGCGCCGATCGGCGCGGTCCTGTATGCCTCCCCAGTCGAAGACGGGCTTCCGCTGATGCCGGGGGCAGAGGAACAGAGCTGGTCCTTTGCGATCAGCTGGGCGCCGCGCGGGCCCAAGGAGCTCGATCCGGACGACGAGGCGTTGCCGGGCTGGAACACCGATCCGCCACCGGCGCCGCTTCCGGTGGACGATGATCAGCCGTGGTCTCCGGCCATCCCGGGCGCGGCGTATCCGGTCATCGCGCTGGCGCCGGATGACGACCTGCCGGTCGTGCCGGTGGACCCGACCACGGCGTGGGAGGATGCGATCTACCAGTGGGTGGTGTACGGCTCCGGGCTCGCCCCCGAGCAGGTGATCTGGGCGAACGTTGGCGGCTCTGTCGCCGGTCCGGCGCCGTCAGGGCTGTACATCTCGATGCGGATCGTCGACGTCGACTCGGTCAGCGACGACTGGCTGATCTCGCGGCGCGAGAACGGCGGCGTCGTCAGCCACGCGCGCGGAACACGGCACCCTACGCTCGAGCTGCGGTGCTTCGCCGGCGAGGCGACCGGCGCGCGTCGCGCCGAGCTCGTGCTCGCCCGGGTCACGGCCGCGTTGGAGCTGCCGAGCGTCGGGAAGGTGCTGCGCAAGGGCGATGTCGGCGTTGGCACGTTCGGCAAGGTGCGCGTCATGCCGGGCACGCGCTCTGGCATGCTCGATCCGCTCGCGATGGTCGAGGTGCAGTTGCACATCAAGGTCGACGTCAGCGAGCCGGGCGGCGAGTTCGTGAGCGTGCAGGCGACGGCGCCGGGCGGCGGAGCGCAGACGGTCGTCAAACCGTAGGGCGGCGGTGGTGCAGGCGCGGTCCGACGATCAGCGCTCGGTCCACTCGAACGAGATCATGAGCGACGGGTAGGAGACAGCGATGCGCTCGACCATTTCGACAACGCGACCGGTGAGATTCTCCGTACCGCTATAGACGGCAGTGACGCACCGAGATCCAGGGCGGACACGGACGTCGATGCCAGGGAGCTTGAGTAGGTCGCGGCGAGCGCGCTCGACATCTACGGACGTCGACGGATGATTATCGCCAGTCGGGTGTTCCCTTCGCAAGCACGTCGGGATGACCGGCCCGGAGAAGCACCGCTCGCCAGCGGTGTCGACGCGCACGATCCAGAACGGCTTGTCGATGCCGTCGTTGGGTCGATCATCGACGATGGAGGTCACGCGGCCGAGGTGCCACACGAAGTCGCACGGACCGGTGCGCCACCGGACTTCGTCGCCGATGGCGTAAGGAGCCGCGGTCTGCTCCATCTTCGCGCGCTGCTTGACCGACATCATGTCGAGCCTGATCTGCTTGAGCACGAGCGTAACCTCCCGCGGCACTGCCCCATTGTTGGTGTACGACCGCCCGACGATGGCGTACGGCTCGGTCCCTGCGTCGACACGAACAGGTGACCGAGTTCGATGCCAGTCGACCAGTGTTTCTAGTTGGCTCGCAATCATCGGCGCGACGATCCGCAGCGTTTTCGAGTTTCCGTCGTGGTCGGGCTCGAAGATCGTAGGACGGAGGGTGAGCGGCAGGTTGCCCGATGAGATGGTGAGCTCGGCAGCCGACAGCTTTGGACTCGTCGGCGCAATGAGCGTTGGTTGCAGCCCATGCTTTGCCCGGCAGCTCGGACAGCACATCGTGAGGTCGATGGCATCGATAGCATCTCGTCTGCCGCAGAACTGGCAGGACGCGATGTAGCCACCGGCCGCGGTTGCGTCGGAGACGAGGTCCGGATCGAAGCCGGTGCTATTCGGCGGCCGGCGCGCGAACGCGCCGCGAGCCTTGCGATACTCCTCGCTCTCGTCATCGAACCCGGCGGCGCGCACCTGTTCTCGGGTCGGGTTGGTGCCGAGATCAACGATGGGCGTGGTGGTCGGGACCGGCGCGAGGATCATCGGAGAGCCGAACCCCGCGCGCGCGATGCCCTGCGTGTTGACGATCGAGATCGCGACATCGCCGGACGGCCTGTACACCGGCTCCACGATCCAGTGCCCGTCGCCGCATAGATGGCCGACGTGGTCGATGCACGAGAACTGCTCGCGGTCGGCATCTTCCTCGGCGGTCATCTCGTACGCCGCATCCGCCTTGCACCCGAACCTATCGACCAGCGCCGCGATGTCGCCGTCGGTGGTACCGCCGCGCTCCTTGGCGAGCGCGATGACGGATAGGCCATCTGACGGGATATAGTTGCAGCGGGTCATCGTGGCGTCTCCGCGCTTGTCCGCATCCACTGCTGTAGCGTGGCCGCTACATGTTCGCGAGATGGGAGATCGACCTCGATGTCTCCGATGTGTTCCAGCGCCTCAAGCGCTGAGGCGTCGTCTGCCGCGATGCGCAGTAGCTCGACGAACAACACCATCATCTCAGGCGGAACGTTGGTGGAATCGTGCCGTCCCAGCCCCTTGGCGAGCGCCGCGGCGACCAACCGCAGACGGCTGAGCCGGGTCGCATCCGCGCTGTGGATGGTGCAGTTGAGCGGGACCTCGATAGCGACGAGGTCGCCGGGATTCGGGGCGGGGTTGCCGGGCGTCTCGAGGAGCGTAGCGAACATGCATGGTGGCATCACCGCCACGATACCCCGGACCGCTGGCGCCGCGCTCGGCTTTTCAGCGCGCGCCAGCTCGCAACAGCGGAGCCGTCATGGGATGGCCAAGCGCGGTCGCTCGGTCCCGGTACTCTCGGCAGAGCGCGTTGTCGCGGTCGCGCCACGATGCCTTGACATAGCCGGGTTGGCCGACTGCGGCGGACCACTCACGGTGGAGCGCGGCGTGCCGCTCGGCGAACTCCTGGAGTAGGGCTTCGATTGCTGATGCCATCGCGCCACCATACCGCACCGCCTCGACACGATGAGCGCTTTTCGACCGCCCCGAGGTCCGCGGCGACCCTGTCTCCATGGGCGCCGCGACCGACCACGTAGTCATCAACCTGACGATCCAGAGCTCCGGGCTCGCGCGGCAGGGCTTCGGCATCCCGCTCATCCTGAGCCACACCGCATCGTTCGTGCAGCGGATCCGCTACTATAGCTCCCTCGCCGCGGTCATCGCCGACTTCCCGGTCGATGGCCCGGAGGCGCGCGCCGCGGCGGTGATCTTCGCGCAGCAGCCGCATCCGCGGCTGATCGCGATCGGACGCGCCGCGGGAACGGTGCTGCAGCAGTACGACATCGGGATCTCGGCCGTGCAGGTCGGACAGCTCTACCAGATCACGGCCAAGGGCCGTGGCTTCGCCGACGGCGTCGCGAGCTACCTCGCGCTCGCCGATCTGCCGTTCGCGGTGGGCGACGTCAACACGGCGACCGATACCATCTCCGAGCCCGGCCACGGCATGGCAACGGGTGATGGGCCGTTCAGGCTGTCCACCACGGGCACGTTGCCGACCGGCACCGGAATCGCCGTCGACACCAACGTCTTCATCATCGCCGTCGACGTCAACAGCTATAAGCTGGCGACCTCGAAGGCCAACGCGCTCGCGAACACAGCGATCGACATCACCGCGGCCGGCTCGGGCACCCACACGCTCCAGCGCGGCGTCAACGACGTCATCATCGCGCAGCTCGTCGCCGGGCTCGCCGCTGTGCTGGGCTCGAGCTTCACGGTGTCGCAGATCGCGGGGGCCGGGCAGACCGACAAGCTCCGCGCGGTGGCGACGGCCGGCACGTCGTGGGCTTCGCTGTCCATCGACGACCCCGATGTCATGAGCATCGCGCAGACCCACGCATCGCCGAGCAACGTGCTGCTGACCGCAGACCTCGACGCGATCCTCAAGACTGACCAGGGCTGGTACACGCTGCTCACGAACTACAACAGCTCGGCGTACGTCCAGGATGCTGAGGCGTGGGTTGAGGTGAACGGCCGCACCTACGCGTGGGACACGTGCGATTCGGCATGCGTGACGACCGACGTGAGCGGCGGCACCGACGTCGGCGCGCAGAGTCTGGCAGCCGGGTACGCGGCGAGCATGGGCTGCTACCACCCATCGCCGGCGAACTTTCTCGCCGCCGGCATCATGGGGCGCTGGCTTCCGACCGACCCCGGCAAGGCGACCGCGAAGTTCAGGACGCTCGAGCGCGTCACGCCCGTTACGCTGACCGATTCGCAGAAGGTCAGGCTGCGCGGCATCCCGGGCACGCCCGGCGGCCGGCGCATGAACAGCTACGAGCAGGTCGTGACGGACAGGCCGTTCTTCTGGGAGGCGTTCGTCTTCTCGACGGTCTACAAGTTCATCGACATCCGCCGCAACAGCGACTTCCTCTCGGACGCGCTGCAGAAGGCCCTCCTCGGCGTGCTGGTCGGCAACGACATCGTGCCCGAGACGCCGGAGGGTGTCTCTCAGCTCGCGCAGGCCGCGCGCGGGGTCGCGGCGCAGGCCATCACGCAGGGCGTGTTGCGCGCCGGGGCTACGGTGACTAAGCCGAACTTCGACGCCATCCCGCAGGCCGACCTCGACAACCGAAACCTCCCCGGCCTCGTGCTGAGCGGGTCATTCGCCGGTGCGATCCACACCGTCATCCCCGTCGACGTCAACCTCACCTTCTAGGAGCGCATGTAGATGCCGACCTTCGATCCAAAGCAGACGGCCTCGAGCTGGGGGCCGATCCGCATGCAGGGCGTGATGGATGGCGAGTTTGCCAGCGCGGATCGCCAAGAGAACGCGGTGGATCTGCATGTCGGGAGCCAGGGCTTCGCGACGTTCGTGTTCAACGCCAACGAGAGCGGGACGTTCAAGGTCACGCTCTCGCAGGAGTCGCCGACGAACCGCGAGCTATCCATCGCGCACAATGCCCGCGTCATCGCGCCGTTCCAGCTCGAGGACCTCAACGACGGCACGCTCATCATCGGTGTGAATACGGCGATTCAGAAGCACGCGCCCGTCAAGCGCGGCAATAAGATCATCGGCATGGAGTGGGTGTTCATCACCGACCAGATGGTGATGCAGGCGGGAGGTGACCAGTGAGCGCGGCGAAGAACATGGGCACGACAGCCGGCCAGAAGACCTGGCGCTCCGAGGACGGCTCGGTGGAAATCATCTCCACGGAGCTCCTGTTCTGCGACGCAACCGACCTCCTCGCCGACATGACGGCGCTCGTCGCGCCGGCGGGCGGCGCGGCCCAGCGCGGCCGCATCATGGTCGGCGACGCGCTGGCGCTATTCGCGCGCGAGCTGATGAGCGGCAAGCTCACGTCGTACCTCGAGCGGCTCCTCAAGAGGACGACGCTCATCGCGCGCGGCGATGGCGCCGGGACGTATGACCTGAGGGGCAAGGACGCGCTCAACAACGCGTTCACGGGTCGACAGAAGTACATCTTCCCCGCCGTCACGCTCGCGCTGGAGGTGTCGTTCTCGGGTTTTTTGGACGGACTCGGCCTGATCGGGTTCGACCCCAAGGCGCTGATGGCGAAGATCTCACCCTCCGAGGACTCCAGCCAGAGCACGAGCGCTACTGGCTAGGGTACCGCCTCGTGCTGGAGTCGGATGACCCGGCGCAGGCATGGACCAACGTCAAGGCCATGTCGCTCAACGAGGTCGACCTGCTGAACTTGCTTCTCGACGCGCGCGACGAGGCCCGTGCACGCGCCGAGAAGCGGCGCAAGGAGCGCAACGGTGGCTGACGGCGGAGAAATCGCAGCGCTGTTCGCGACGCTCGGCCTGCGCATCAACGTCGGCCAGTGGGCGCAGGGTACGGGGCAGATCAGCCAAGCGCAGGTCGCGCTCGGCCAGCTCAGCACCGGAGCCGGGACGCTGAGCAAGCTGCTCGGCGGAGTCGCGCCTGCCGCCGCCGGTGCGGGCAACGCCGCGGCACACGCCGGCGACCAGGCCGCGCACTCCTTCGACGCCGCCGGCGCCGCCATCAAGGGCTACCTGACGTACCTCGCGGCCGACTTCGGCTACGAACATCTCGTCAAATTCAACCAGGAGGTCCAGGACTCGACGATCTCGCTCGCGGCGATGATCGAGGGCCAGCTCGGCGGCAGCTTCGAGGAGGCGACGGGCCACGCCAAGGACCTCTACGCGGAGTGGCAGAAGTTCTCGACGCAGACGCCCGTTACGACCGCGGAGATCCTCGAGTTTGGTAAGGGGCTCGCGGCGGCCACGTTCAACACTGGCGGCAAGCTCGAGGACCTGAAGCAGATCACCGAGCAAGGCGTGATCGCCGCCAAGGTGCTCGCGGGCGGTCGCGGCGCTGGCTACGCGGCCCTTGAGATCTCCGAGATGCTGCAGGGCAACGTCTCGAACCGCATGATGTTCGTGAAGCAGCTCCTCGGCATGGTTCACATGTCCGAGGAGCAGTTCCGCGAGCTCGACGCCAAGGGGCGCCTGGCCGTCGTGAAGAAGGCGCTTGGTAGCGACGCGTTCAAGGACGCCGCCGCGGCGTTCGGCACGAGCTTCTCTGGCGTAACCTCGACGCTCAAGGACAAGCTGCAGATCGCGCTCGGCAAGGTCGGCGTGCCGCTGTTCGAGCGCATCACCGAGGCCGTCGGGCGCTTCAATGAGTGGCTCGACAAGAACCAGGAAACGATCGAGATGGTTGGCAAGGCCATAGGAGAATGGCTCGGCGATGCGTTCGATTACGTCGCCATCGCGATCGACTTCGTCGTAGAGCAAGGCGGCGAGTTACTCGACTGGATAAGCCAGTTCGTGGACGGAGGGGAGCTCGTGCAGTCGATGCTCATCGCGCTCGGCATCGTGCTTGGCGTGTTCGCGATCCAGTCGGCGATCGCCTTCGCGACCAATCCGATCACGCTCATCGTGCTAGCGCTGACTGCGCTGGTATACGCCATCCGCTGGGTGATGCAGCACCCGGAAAAGGTGAAGAAGGCGTTTCACGATGCGTTCGAGGCGATCACCAACGCGGCGAAAGCCGTATGGGATGCAATCAAGAGCGGGTTCTCGGCTGCGTTTGACTTCGTCACCAACCTGCCGGTGATTCATGGACTGATCGCGCTCGTGAAGGCAGTCGCCGGCCTGCCTGGCATGGCTGGCAAAGCGGTAACCGACGCCGCCGTGCTGCCATCGGGCGAGCACGCCGAGATGCTAGAGGACTCGACGGAATTACCCCCCGATGAGTTCCGCAAGAAGTACGGCCTGCCCGACGATCTCAATGCTCCGCGGCTGCCACAAGGCAGCAACGGCGGCGGCCCGACCGCCATGAACATCAACGTCAACGTCGGCGACGTCAACGTGCACAGCCCGAACGCCGACCCGGTGGCGGTCGGCGACCAGGTGCGCAAGGTCTTCCACGAGGAGCTCGGCGGCGTGCTGCGCCAGACCATGGACGTGTACGGATGAGCCTCGTACGCATCGGCGGACCGCCGCCACTGCCGAGCTACCTGATGGACCTCGCCTTGTCCGAGGAGTTCAGCTTCCCCGGCGAGGCCACGAAGTTCCCCGTCGAGAAAGGTGTCGACTTCACCGACCATATCCGCGAGCTGCCCGACGAGGTCACCCTGGAGTGCATCGTCTCGGACACGCCGATCGGAGACGTCGCGACCGATCCGACGCGGCAGCCCGCGACTGGCCCGGATGGCACGACCAGCACGGCGCTACCCTCCGCCGAGGCTCTGCAGCGGCTCCGCGAGCTCAAGGCGGCCCGGCGGCCCGTGCGTATCGAGACGACCCTGGGCACGTTCACGTCGATGGCCTTCATCGATCTAAACGTGCCGGTGAGCAAGGACAAGAGCCCCGGCCGCAGTGACCCCGATCCGAAGAAGCAGCGGCCGGGTGCGCTATTCTTCACCGCGAAGTTCCGCAAGGTCGTGGTCACCACGAACACGCGAACCAAGGTCCGCGTTCGGACCTCGATGGCTGGCGCCGGCGGGCAACCGAAGGCGAAGGCGGTGATCGGTAAGGCCGCCGTCGCCGATGCTGTCGTCGAATGGAAACACGATATCGCCAAGGGGAGATTCATCGGAATCGTTTCTCAGGTTGAGGTCAGGTACAACCGCCCACCTGGGTTGTCCAAGGACGAAGCCATCGTCCTGGGAAAGAAAGATCCGGCCATGCCATGGACGGAGTACACCGACCTGACAACCGGCGAAAAGGTTACCGGACAACGTCGCACAGAGCTGACTGACGACCTGCGCGAGCAGGCACGCCAGGCACGAGTCGGCGCGCCGATCCCGACGTCGGAGGTGAACAACTTGCCGGCCGGGCTCAACCTTAACCGGTTCCAGCAGACGGCGCCTGACACCTTCGACAACTCGCTCAGCAGCGAAGACCTGCAGCGCTTCCAGCGCAACTTCCCGCCGACGTTCCCAGGGCAATGAACGATGGCGACCATCATCCCATTCGTCCCAGGCGACCCGCTGCAGCTGATCGCGATCACGCTCGACACCGAGCCGTACGTGATGCGCGCGCGTTGGAACAGCGACGACCTGGCGTGGTACCTCGACGTGTGGGAGCGGGACGGAACGACGCCGATCGCCTTCGGCATCAAGCTCGTGTTGGGCGTGCGGCTCGGCTCGACGTACCTGCACCCGCTGTTCACCGCCGGGTTATTTCTGATCGACAACGACAACAGCGGTGTCGAGGCCGGCCTCAACGACCTCGGGCGCCGGGTCGTCCTGGTGCACCTCACCGCGGCCGACGCGATCATCATGGAGCAGCCGTGAGCGTCGAGCTCGACCGGGTCTACAAGCTCACCGTGATCCGCGCGCCCGAGCTCATCGACATCGAGGGCTTCGGTCGCTCGTTCTTCGAGGATCTCGAGACCATCGACGAGATCACGCAGCCGCAGGGCATCAAGTTCAAGATCGAAAAGCATCTGCGGCAGACGCCCAACCAGGCCGAGCTCACGCTCATCAACCTGAACCAGATCTCGCGCGAGAACATCGCCGGTGGGCAGTCGAAGGTGAGGATCGAGGCCGGATACGACAACACGCCCCGGCTGCTGTTCATCGGTGACTGCCGCTTCGTGAGCAATGAGCACACCGGAACCGAATGGGAGACCAAGCTCCAGCTTGGCGATGGCGCGCGAGCCTATGCCGAGGCCAGGCATAACCGCAGCTACGCCAAGGGCATCCCGGTCACGACGATCGTCAGCGACCTGTGCAAGAAGTTCGGGACCGCGCTGCCGGACCTCAGCGGGCTATCCGAGCTGCAGACGCGGATCTCCACGGGCGAGGTCGTCACGGGCTGGGCCGCCGACGAGATGACGCGGATCTTGGCGCAGTTCGGCATGGACTGGTCGTTTCAGGACGGCCGCATGCAGATCATGCGTTACGACGACGTCGTGCCGGGCGTGCGGCGCGTGCTGTCGTCTCCGCCCGATGGCGGCATCATTGGTGCTCCGACGATCGACCCGCCGAAGATCCGCGCGCCGCGCAAGCGGGGCCGCCGGACGGGCAAGTCCGGTGAGCTCAAGGTCCCGAAGCTAAAAATCAAGCACACGTTGTTCCCCGAGCTCACGCCGGGCGAGCGCATCGAGGTGCAGACCCAATCCATCAACGGCACGTTCCGCGTGGACGCCGTGACCCACGAGGGAGACTTCTGGGGCGCGGAGTGGACCACCCACATCGAAGGCAGATCGGTATGAGCGACTCGTTGACGCCGCTACTCCACGAGGTGATCGACGCCGCGCTCGATGACCGGATCGAGGGGATACGCGCGGCGCTGCCGGGACGGATCCAGTCCTACGACAAGGCGACCCGACGCGCGACGGTGCAGCTCTTGGTGATGGACGCGCACGTCGACGGCGACGGCGAGCGCCAGACCACGGTGATCGCGCCGCTGACCGACGTTCCCACGATGCGCGTCGGCTCCGGGATCGAGCGGTTCAAGTACCCGGTGCGCGCCGGTGACCGCTGCTTGGTGGTGTTCAGCTCGAGCAGCATCGCGAAGCTGAAGTCGGTCGACGACGTGGTCGACCCCGACGATGACCGGCATCACCACGAGGCGGACGGGATCGCGATCACAGGGCTGTTCTTCGACGGCGACGACCAGGCGGGCACGTTCATCGAGATCGACGACCAGGACGTGCTCAACCTGGGCGGCTCGCCGGCCACAGAGCCCGTGCTGCTCGGCAACACGTTCCTATCGCAGCTGACCACGCTCGTCACCGCCATCGCGTCTGCGGTCAGCGGCATCCCGACCGGCGGGGCTGCGGCGGGCAGCGCGATCACTGCGGCGCTCAACAACTTCAACGCGGCGGTCGCCAGCTATACCTCGCATAAGGTCAAGGTGCTCTGATGCCGGCGACCACCGCGTTATCCACCGATCCGGTCGTGTTCGCGCGCGACGAGCGCAACGACCTCATTGTGCCGCTGCGCAAGGCCAGCGGCCTCGAGGCCGTGCTCATCTTGGTGCGCACGGCGTGGCTCCTCTGGCGCGACGAGTACTTTCTGAACCGCGACATCGGCACACCGTTGCTAGAGACCGAGGACGGCGTGGTGACCGAGCAGGATGCCATCCTCGGCCAGCCCTACGACGCCGCGAAGATCGCCCGGATCCTGCGCGGCGAGGCGCTCGCGGTGCCAGGCGTGCTCGACGTCGCGGAGTTCAAGTCGAGCTTCGACGGCGAGACGCGCAACCTGACCGTGAGCGCGACTATCATCACCAGGTTCGGCGACGGGCAGGTGCAGATCGTGCCCGGAACATGACCGGCATCGACGGTCCGGTGGCGCCGCCGACGCCGCATGAGCGCGCCGAGTCGTTCGCGGCAGCGTTCCGTGGCCAGGCCAACCACATCGCCTTCGCGTACGGCGGTCCAGTCTACCTGGTCGGCTCGTACTTGACTGCCGATGAGCCCGGCGACCTCGACATCCGTGTGCTGGTTGAGCGCGAGGACCTGGATCTCTGGTTCGGTCCGGACTGGGACGGTGTCGGCTCGGACTGGTCGCCGGCCGCTTTCGCGAAGTGCCGCGAGGAGCTCAAGCAGAGCCGACGCATGACCCGGCGCTGGCGGCGCGGCGCGAAGGTAGCGCGGCGGATCGACTTCCAGTTCCAGAGCGCGCTGTTCAGCAACGAGACCGGCCTACCGATCCAGGACGATCGCCCGCGCCTGAGGCTCGATGCTGTGCCGTTGTCGATGCTAAGGGCAGGGCGAGGCGATCCTTGACGCGCGCATCCGCGTAGAGCATGGTGATCGCGTGCGGTGGAGCAGCCAGGAAGCTCGCTGGGGTTACGACCCGGAGGTCGCAGGTTCAAATCCTGCCCGCACGGCATGGGCCGCAAGGCCAACGTCGTAGCCCTCGCCAGCAAGACGGTCCACCCGGAGCGTGTGGATAGCCGATCTAACCTGGCCTACGAGGCCGTCATCCCGAAGCGCTGCAGCGATGTCCGGGCGGTAAGAGGGGCCCGCAAGGGTTGCTATCGGCGCGCCTGGCTCCGCCGGGCGCTGCGCTCGGCGAAGGCGGCATCTGCATCGGACAGCACATGTACGACCGCGCGGCGCTCGCGCAACCTCGCCCTGAACTCCTCGCGTGACATCGCGCGGTAGTCCGACATCGACTTGTTCGCCGGCGCCATAGCCGGCGCGAGCTCGCACGGGGAGAACGCGGCGACCTGGCCGCCCTTGCGCCGCACGTGCACCTCCTGGTGCTGTGCGCCGGCCGGGATGGTCCACGAGACCACGGTGCCTTTCGTGCCAGGCTGCAGCCCGTCGGCTCGGGGTCGGCTCGAGACGAGCACCACCTTGTCGCCGACCGAGAACGCGCCGAGCGGGTGGCCGGCGCCGCAGCGTGAGCAGCCGATCAGCAGGCGGCGACCGCCCGGTACTCGGCGACCGGCACGAGCCGATGCGCAGCGTGCCGCGCGAGCCACGCCGCATCTCCGTTGCCGGCCGCGGCCAGCTCGCTGATGCGCGGCCGGGTCAAAGCCGCGTTGCCGGCGGCGGTGATCGTGCGCGACTCGGCGCAGCGGAGGCAGTGGATATGCCAGCGCGTGCTCAAGCAGCTACGTCCAGAGCAGAGCTGTCACGGCGCAGTCCTTGGCCTCGCGGAGCTTGCGCAGCGCGGCCGAGCGCTCGGGGTTGCGCGGCAACTTCGCCACCTCGCGCGCCAGCACGCCGAAGGGCTGCGATACCGCACGCAGCTCGGGCCGGAGGTGCATGTGCTTGAACAGCTGCAGCATGGGCTCCGCGGTGATTTCTTCCGGGGTCGGGTCGGTGTTCTCTTCCATGTGCGACCACCATAGCCCGCGACCCTGACAATCCGGTCATCGGCCGGCGGCCGATACCGATTCGACCGTTGCCGTCGCGACACCGACGATGATGCGGTGCCCATACCGGCGCTGACCACCCAGGGACTGCAGATCGCCACGCTCGCGGACGTCCGCGACCTGATCAACGCGAAGTGGCGCGGCTTCTTCGCGGCGTCGATGGACGTCAGCGATCGCTCCCCGGACGGACAGCTGATCGGAATCGTCTCGGAGCTGTTCGCGCTCCTCAATGAGCTGCTCGAGGCGATCGTCTCGAGCCAGGACCCGAACAAGGCGCTCGACGCCGCGCTCGATGCGATCTGCGCGCTGACCGGTACGAAGCGCCGGGCCGCGACGTTCAGCACCGTCACGCTGACCCTCACCGGAACCCCGACCACGCCGATCACGGCCGGCTCCCTGGCCTCGACCTCGAGCACCGGGCAGCAGTTCACGACCCAGGACGCTGGCGACCAGGTCATCGCCGCGGCCACCGCGTGGGTCGGATCGACGGTCTACGCGGCCGGCGACAAGCGGACCAACGCCGGCAATATCTACCTCTGCACCGTCGGCGGCTCGTCGGCAGCGAGCGGGGGGCCGAGCGGCACGACGCGCGGCGTGGACATCGTCGACAGCGGCGCGACCTGGCGCTTCCTCGGCGCCGGAACGGGCTTCGTCGACGTGCCGACGCGCGCGACGGTGTCCGGTCCGGTCGTCGCGGTGAGCGGCGACATCATCAACAAGGACACCCCCGCCGGCGGCTGGCAGGACGTCATCAACATCCTGGATGCCGCCGTTGGCTCGCCGGTGATGACCAATGCCCAGCTGCGCGCCCTGCGCGAGATCGAGCTCGAGCAGCCCGGCACGTCCACGAAGGGCGCAATCCGCGCGGCGCTGCTCGGCCTGACCGACGGCCCAACGCCGGTTACGAGCTGCACCGTGTTCAGCAACGTCACCGACGTCACCGACGCGAACGGGATCCCGCCGCACTCCGTGCTGGCGATGGTGAAAGGCGGTGCGAATCAGGACATCTGGGACGCGCTACTCGACAACGTCGCGGACGGGATCAGGACGTTCGGTACGGTAATCGGAACGGCGCTCGACAGCGAGGGCACGCCGCAGACCATGGCATTCTCGCGGGTCACGGAGATCCCGGTCTGGGTCTCGGTCACCGTCGTCGTGGATCCGAACGCGTTTCCGGACGACGGAGCGGCGCAGATCGCCGCGGCGGTCGCCACGAGCGGAAACGCGCTCGACGACGGCACCAACGTGGTGGCGTCTCGGGTCTCGGCGCAGGTCTTCGCGGTGCCCGGCGTGCTGGACGTCGCGCTGCCGCTGATCGGCACCACGGCATCGCCATCGTCATCCACGACGATCCCGATCTCGCTTTTCCAAAGAGGGGTTTTTGACACATCTCGTATCGTGGTAAATACGTCTACTGGTGTGCCATGAGAAAGAGACAGACCAAGCCGTTGCTCGAACGCCTACTTGCCAAACGATCGATCGACCCCGTGACCGGATGCTGGAACTTCCAAGGCACAAAGCCAAACGGTTACGGTCAGATTACCCTCGGACGCCGAGGCGAAGGGATTGCTTTGACGCACGTGGTTGCGTATCGGGCGTTTGTCGGTGATATCCCGGAAGGACTCGAACTAGATCACCTATGTCGCAACCCGGCTTGTTTTAATCCTAGTCATCTAGAACCTGTTACCCATCAGGTAAACATCCAGCGTGGTGATTGGCCGCATAAAGGCGGCATGGCGATGGCCGCGATCAGGCGTGCGCAGACCCATTGCCTACGTGGGCACGAGTTCACAGAAGATAATACTCGTGTTTACGACGGACGTCGTTGGTGCAAGTCGTGCGATAAGATTCGCTATCGCAATAAACTAGAACGCATCGCGACGAGCACCGGGGTCCCGTGATCGAGGAGCAACAGCCGCGCGCTCCCGCGATCGCCGGCTCGGCCGCGGCCCTGCGCTGGGCGGCGCCGGCCGACAGCGTGCCGGCTGTGACGTCGCCGACCGCGGCCGTGACCATCACGAGCACGTTGCCCCCGCGCGACTACGTGGCGCGCGCCCTGTCGCGGCTGCCGAGCATGTACCGCAGCGGCGACCCGGCGAATCCGACGAACACCGAGAAGGCGATCACCGCGCTACTCGCGCCGGCGAACGACCTCGCCGCGGCGATGCTCGCCGTGCTCACGCAGCGCAACGTGGACACCGCCGTCGGGGTCCAGCTCGACGTGATCGGGGCCATCGTGGGCCGCGCGCGCGAGGGCGTGAGCGATGACGAGATCTACCGCCGCTACGTGCGCGCGCAGATCAGCGCGAACAAGAGCAACGGCACCGTGAACGAGGTGCAGAAGGTCGCCCGGCTCGTCATCGGCGACGCCGGCACCATCACCACGATCATCACCGGCGTCGGCGTCGCGGCCTCCGTGCTACGCGTCGACGGCATCGCGCTGACCGATGCGGTAGCGGCCGTGCTCGTCGAGCTCGTGCTGCGCGCAACCAGCGACGGCGTGCGCCGCATCGTCGAGTGGACCGGGCAGGACCCGGCGCGAACGCTGTACTGGGACACGGCGGGCGTCTGGGACACCGCGGTGTGGTTCAACGCCGCCGATCAGGAGCTATGACGACATGAGCGCTAAGCCGACATTGGAACTATCACGCTGGGCGACCGGAGGGGTCAACATCACCGTGCCGACCAGTGGCGAGCGCGATACTGGGTTCGTCCCGGGAACGCCTGCCAGCTCGAAGCGGGTCAACTCGCTACTAAACCAGTACTTCCTATGGGCGCAGTACTTGAACGACGGCGTGTTTTCCGGAGCGGCATCGTTCGACAACTCGTTGACGATCACTGGACTCGCCACGTTCAACGACCAGGTCGTGCTCACCGGTGGCGACCTGACGTTGAATGGCGGCGCGCTGACCGTCGGCGCGACATCGACTCTCACTGGAGACGTGACGACCGGCGGTAACGTCACGATCGGCGGCCGGCTACTTGTATTCACCGACTTCACGTTCACGGCTGACAGCACGACCGATCAGCTGACGAAGACAGCTCATGGCCTCCAGACCGGCGACGGCCCAGTCCGGACCTCCAACAGTGGCGGCGCGCTGCCGGGAGGGCTGACGGCCGGCACGGACTACTGGGTAATCAAGATCGACGCGAATAGCTTCAAGTTGGCGATCTCATCGGATGCCAACGCGTTCGCGGGAATCGCCATCGACATCACGAGCAATGGTACCGGTACGCAGACGCTGAATCACCAGCCAACTACAAAGCGTAGTAGCGATGCGACGGTGACGCGCAACCTGACGGTTGGTGGATCGGTCACAGTAGGCGCAAATCAGCATGTCACGGTTAGCGGAACCGGAGACTTCAAGCACGGTAACATAACGATCGTCATCCCTGCCTCAGATGGCATATCTCCCAACATCGCAGGAAGCTTTTGGTCGTTCAATTCTACCGATGATCGCTGGCTGGCGAGCGCCATCAACGACCACCTCGTGTTTCCTATAAGGCTTGTTGCTGGTCGTAGAATCCGAAGCATCGACGTGTGGTTTCAGCGGAACGGCGGAACATTGACCTTCGACCTTAGAAAGTCAGTTCTGTCGACGGCCGTCAACACGTCGATAGCAAGTACTACCGTGAACTCTGGGACGTCGATCACGTCGGTTACACTTGCCGCGATCGACCACACCATCCTGTCAACTAACCAATATCTTTTCAAGATCACAGCTGGTGCAGCTAACGATGTCGTGCACGCCGTTGTAGTGACCTACGACAACCCGTGATAAAACTGCAGCGATACTAGCGATACGATGCTACGGCTACGGTAGGCGTATTATTAGCAACCGAGCTATACAATCCGATGTCGACATGCTGTGTGTCGGTCACGGCTAGCGCGACATCCAGCGTTGCCGTGGCGTTACCGCTACAGGCGACGGCCGGTGAACACAAGTCCCATGTGCTGATACCGGAGTAGCGGGCGCAGGTTATGATCATTCCCGCGAACAAACAGGAAGCCGCAATGGACGCTCCGATGACCGTTGATCCAGACGGCACATTGAGCGAGATGAACCGAAATCCAAGGTTGGCACTATCAACTGCAAACGAACTCGGCGGGTACACGATCCTGGTGACAGGCCGTACGGGAGGTGCCGCGGTAATTATCCCGGTCATCGACGGCACGGTGCTCGGCCCCGGGAGCGCGCCGCCCTTCAGCCCGAACGTCTTGAGCAGCATATCGTCGCCTGCCTTGACGGCGTACGCGCCTCCCGTCGGGGTGATCGGCAACGTCTGCTGCATACCGGAGCCGTTGCTCGACGCGGATCCTATGGTGGTGTCTCCCGATGCGGTGCGCGACACCAGGAGGGCGATCACGTTGTTGCCGTCCGACGTGTGCCCGTTTGACGCCCCGTTGTCCCGCACGACCACGGACACCAATCCGACGACGTCGCCCGCCTGCAGCCCAAGCGGCACGTACCACGCACCGCCCACCCAGTTCACGTTACCAGAGGAATCGATCGTCGTGACGATCCCCGGGTCGCCGAACCCGCTCGTGGGCGGGACCGTGGTCGGGGCCGTGAGCGCAGCCTGTGCCTGCGACGACCGATCGTCCGGGCGGTCCGGTAGCTCGCACGCAGCCGTCACGGCACAACATATCAATAACGCAAAATACTTATTCCTCATATCTCGATTCCTTTAATGTGAGGACGGCCAGGGAAGACCGTCATGTTGTAAGGCGCCATAGCGCCGTGACGGACTACAACAAAATCGGCAGTCTCACGCAACACGCGCGGTGAGACAGATCTTCCGGAGTGGACACCATGAGCTTGAATGCCACGCTATGTAGGTCGGGAAAGCGGCGCGGTGTGCGGTGAGGCGTGATTCCTCGCACCACCGAACAGGGAACCGCGCCGCTCCCGACAGCTGTACGATCGGCCGGCCATGGAGCAGAACGACGGACTCGCCACTGCAAGGTCGCGACCGATCACCCGCAGGTGCAAGGATTGCGCGGCCGAGTTCATCGACGCCGACGCCGATGCGGAGCACTGCAGATCCTGCGCTGAGACGCGCCGGCTGCTGCCGCGGTTCCTGTGCCTGATCAGCGGACGAGAGCACGTCGAGGAGCTGCTCGCCCAGCAGAAAGCGCTGGACGCCGCGATCGCGGCCCGGCGTCCACGCTGAGCTTCCCCGTGCGCGTCCGGATGTGCGATGCTGCGTGGCGATGCGAAAGGATTCCATGTTCACCGCAGCGCTCGCCGGCGCAGGTCTCGGCATGGGCGTCGTGCTGCTGGCGCTCGCCATGTCGCTGCTCTGCCGGCACTGCGCTGGCTGATGCTCGCAGCGCGCCAACGCTCGGCATGCGCAACACCGTGGCATGACGGCAGCCAGCAGGGCCGGCGAGCACCGGCGCGCGTGGCGCATCCGCTCGGCGTGTCCGGAGTGCTACGGATCGGGAGTGGACAGGATGGTAAGTGTGATACCGTCCGCGCACATGGGAACCAAACTTGAGGCCGCACTGGCCAGAGCGCAGAGCGATGTTCCGGAGTGCGTCGCGTC